AAATATTTACCTTGAAATTGATCAGCAAATTTAAATCTTGTGATTTTCGAGCTAGCAGGAGGATTATTTTCTGCTTTTGTAGACCATGTTGGTGCTGGTTGTGCAGAATAATAAGGTGGAGTAGTTTTTTTATTTTGGTCGCATGCCAATAGTATGCACATAATATTATTTGTAATATCATCATATTTATTATCATCTAAATCAATACCATGAGTTGTTTTTAAATCATCAACACCTAAAAATATTTTATTAACAAAAGCAATTGTTAAATTTTTATATTTGTCTTCGATTGGGCCTACTTTTAAACCAGATGACCCTTTTGATCCTTGTCTATAACCTAACATCGAATTAATGTCATCGTTTAATTCTCTTAGTTTGCTTGATTCTTTTTCAAAACTGCCATATGAAGAACCGTCTATTTTGAAAAAATCAGGTAAATCTTTTGTGACTGTTTGCCACATTCCACTAGGTATGTCTTTTCCGTTTTCATAAAAACCATTAATGACATTTTGTAGAGGAGGAGGAACAATAAAATCGGTAATATTTTTTGCATTAATTATTTCATCTATTCCTTCAATTTGTTTTAAATTATCAAAAACTTTTGAAAAAACAAATTGTGAAGCATTATTTGAAATATTTATAAATTGTGAAGTATTTTGAACATTTGAAGGAATAGAGTCCAAGAAGAGTTTGTTGACTTCTCCTATGTCTTGCTCGTAAGAACTAATTATATTTGATAAATTACCAGAAAGAGGAATTAGCAATATTTTCATGCTTAGTTTTACTTGTGCAAGGTATGTTTTGACTATCCCTTCACCTATATTTGCCAAAGATTTACCAGTGTCAGATATCATACTAAATGCTTGGTCCGCGGAAATGCTTGTAACGTCTTCATTTAAGATCAATTTTCCTTTTTTGATCTGCAATGAATTTCTATTTTCTATTAACTTTATTTTTTGATTATTAATAACTAATCTTGAATTACTCATCTTATGTCCTTTTAGATCTTAACTATTGAAAAAGGCTCAAAACTTTTAAATGAGTCTTCTTTGATTTCAACTAAATTATTCTTATAAAGTATAAAAGGAAGCTCTTCTTTAAAATTTATTATGTTTTCTTCTAAGTTATTGCACAGATTGCTCAAGTTTTCTTCAAATGAAAAACTGTCCACGTAATAGAAATTATAATTATATTTTTTTCGGGCTTCGACTTCGATTTCCTGAGCTATTTTTTCTAGTATCTCATCTGGAAAGCTCAATCTCTCTATTTTTCTTCCTTTGACTGTGACATCAAATTTTACAATGCCCCATAAGGTCTTGTCGATCATCAGAAAGCCTTTGTTAGGATTACGACCTACTTCAAAAAAGCTTTTGTCTCCATGCTTTTCATTCAACATGTCAACAATATTGTTTCCGCTTTCTCTTCCAAAGATATCAACTACTTCTCGACTTCCTTTATCCCACACCCATTTTCCTGTCAATGTTTTTCTGATGATGTAGCTTTCACCTTCATTGATTATCCAGTTAGGTCCTTGTTCCAAATGAGAGACAATTCTTTTTATGTCTTCATTTGTCTTTATTTTTGGGTGTTTTCTCACACCGATACCGTATAAAAGTTTCATGTCCGATATCTCCTGTTAATCAGGTTTAATCATAATAACGTAGATAATAAAATATATGGTTTAAACAGGAAGATTATTCAGGATTTTCTGTGCTGCTCTTAATTCTCTTCTCAAAATTCTTAAAATGCCACTGTAATAGACCTTGCCGTCTGATCTTGCAGGATAACAATTACGAATTCTTATTGCATCTGTTATTCTATTTTCAATGTCATGCACACTGTCTTTGCTACCAAATTTGATTTTTTTACCACCCATTGTGACATAATGATCTGGTAGAACATTTTTTCGAAAAGACTCTGTTATTATTGCTTGTACGTATAAATCGATTGCTTCATTCATTTTACCTCTCGCAACAATTGTTCAATTGAAAATTTTCTACCTTCATTGGTTGAACCAACTTTGATAGGAATGGTGTCGCTCATTTCTTTTTCGGCTTTTTCGTTTCCTGAGCTTGCTTTCTTTATATTTTCAATTTCTTTCTTCTCTTCACTTGATTTTGCTGAAGAAATATTGATACCCCATGACTTTGGTGTCTTTGGCATCTTGAAGTCCATGTCTTCTTCAAAATTTGCAACTTTTTCCAAAGACGAGAAGAAAACACAGATTGCTTGTTTTTCACCTTCTGTCATTTTAGAAAAATACTCTTTTACTTTTGGATTGTCTCTTAAACTACTTGAAGCTCTAAAGTTGTTAACTAGATCCATAAATTTTGAAAATGATTTTGCATCTTCTAGATGAAATTCAGATTTTTCTGCTTCTTCGTCTTCAATTTCGCTTTCAATTTCATCTGGGTCTAATTCATCACTGTATTCTTCCTCGTCTGGAATTTCATTGTCATTGTCGTCATTGGAAGATTTTTTCTTCTTTTGCCTGTCTAACTCTTTGTCAAAAGCATCCAAAGCATCTTCGTCTTTTTGCTTTTTCTTTTTGTCAGATAACTTATTGTCTTCTTTTTTTGACTTTGGAGCTTTTAAATTTTCTTCTTTGACCTTGCTTGAAATCCTAGATTGCTCTTTTTTTTCTTTTGAAGAAAAATCTGCTTCTTTCATTTCTTTCTCAAGGAGTAGCATGATTTGTGATATTTTCATTTTATCTACTCCATTTAATTCTGTTCTGCCAGAGTTCTCTTTCACGAAGCATTCTTAATCTTTTTAATTCTTGTTCGTTGAGACCTTGTTCATCAAGTTTAGGAATGTATCGATAATCCCTTTTTTGAACTTCAATTTCTTTCATAAATTTGTCAAAATAAAACTCTTGTTGATCACTCATAATTCTTCTGCTCTTTAATTTCTAGATTTAATATATAAATATTTTCCGATTTATACTTTATTGAATATAATACATTATAATTCTCGACATCGTATTGATAAAGATAGTTTTTCATGTCATAAAGGCTCTTAATTTCAATCTTATGAATTTGTTCCATTAACAATTGCGTAAAAGCCTTAGAATTAATTGCTAATTTTAGTTTAATTTTATTCTTCTTTTTTGAATATTCAGTTAAAATACCTAATAGACTATTTGAAAAAGTACTTATTTCACAAACAATATCTTGTCTTAAGTTATTTAATACTTCTTTTTTGACTTCTTTTTCTTCTTTTTCATCTAGATCAATTAAATCTTTTAAAGAGTCACTTATAAAGACTCTATTGTCATCATTCATATAATTCCTTTGAATAAGAATTATATATTTTAAAACATTTCTGCGTAAATCATGTCAATATGTTCGGCCAATTCTTTTTCCATAGAACCTAAAAGACTAGACAAACCTCTTATGATTATTGTTACTTTTTTACCACGAGCTCTAATTTCTAGATCAGTCGACATTTCTTCCATTAATTGTGTTACCCCATTTAAAAAATAAAAGAAATCCGGATGGGAATTAAATTCAAATACTCTTGTCATGATCTTATTTTCTTCATAGGACCATTTAGATTTAGAAACAACTATAGGTATTTTTTTAGGTATGTTTGATTTAAAAGGTGTATCAGAAATTCTTCCACCTAAGTTTTTATTATTATCTTCCATAAAATAATTTTCCATTAACATTGATATATTCATGTGATCACCTTTTAATAATGTCTAATTATAATTTTCTTGCTTTTATGTAATCTGCAGGATCAATAACTGACTTAGGATATTGTTGATAAAATTCAACATTTTTAATTGCATCATCAAACATTCTTGCTACATCTTTTTCTGGCATATTGTCAATATGTTGCTTAAAAGCTGCAATAAAATTAGGTGAGTATAAATCCTTTATCACGGCCGCAGCTATGCTTCCTTTAGGTTTAATTCTTTGTCTAGGATCTACAAAATTGACTGTAAATGTCGCAGCAGAAACTAACTTTTCGAAAAATCTTTGACGAGCAATCAAAGACAATCTAATGTCATCTAGGTCTCCAATTGTTAAATCAGGAGGAGTCATAACTTTTGCCCAATCGCCTTTTTCATATTTTTTCATCAAGTCGCTGACTTGCTCTTTTTCATTTTGTATAATTCTTAGATTCTTTTCATCATATCTACAATTTGCTAAACCAATGGAATAATTTACAATTTCATTCCAAATGTCATCATCCGCTGGATTTGAACCTTCCTTTAAACCTGCAGGGCTCTTGCTGGATCTTAATCCATTAGGAAGCCAATCACTATTGTAATTTTTATGAAACCAGTCTATAATAGCTTGACGCAAACCGTCTTCATTTTTAATACTTTGTGAATAAGATCTAGCAGAGTCAAAATAATCACCTACCAACATATTGTGAAATTGTCTATAAGGACTAAATTTGTCTTCTAACATTTTCGAAATAAATTTAGGATCAATATTTGTCTTCAAGTTTATTTTTTGTGTAATTAATCGATTTTTGTATATTTCTTCTTTAGAAATTTCCATACTTTGTTCTTTTTGATTAGCCTGATTAACGTATGCCTTTATTGCATCCTGCCAATCTTTCGAAAGCTTTACGCCTTGTTCAGATGGTTCAGCCATTCTGTATTTATTGAAAATGTTTGAAGGTGTAAATTCTTCATCTTCAATGTTTCCAATCCTTTCAAAAGGCTTTTGTTCAACTTTTGCAGTTTTTCCTTTTCCTGTTGTTTCATATGAAAAAGGTTTCATTGAAGGTGCAGTACTAATTTGTTTTTCAATATCACTAATCTGTTGTATTAAATCATAATCAGGATCACTTTCGATTGAAGTTTCTTGTTCACCTTTTATTTTTTTTATTAATTTATTTTGATAATTTTCTATTTTTTCTTCAAGGCTGTATATATCATCAGATATGTCATTTATTCTGTATGACAATGAATCTGCTTTATCGTCATTTCCTTCTTCGTATGCATTTTCAATTTCTAGTTCTATATTTGATTTATTGTCATACAAATTATCCAGATCTTCATTCATCTTCATAAAAACAGGATCATTAGAAAGTATCTCAAAGACTTTATTGTTTATTTCTTCTTCTGTCATATGAACTGCTTCATTACCTAACGTTAATTTTGCAGCTTTTTCTTTTGCCGCTTTAAATCTTTTTGGATTTTCATTTTCCATGGTTTCAAGTTTTTTAACTAAATCTTGATATGAAGAACCTTCCATGGCTTTGGATAAACCGTATTTTGAATCAAATGCATCTAACCATTTTTGTAATGTCAATGTTTTAAGTTCTGATAATTTATCCGATTTTAAAAGATCTTGTACCCACATAGCTTGAAGTAAAACTCTTGAAATATGTTTTTGTAGACCCGATGCATCACTGTATGTTCCTGTTTCACCAGAAATAGCTTGAAGAGTCCATAAGCCGCTCTTGTGCAGTTTATTATTGATATAAGATCTATATTTTTCCATTGATACTTTTAAAAAGTTTAAACGCTTGGTGATGTCTGGATATTTAACTCCTGCAACTTTGTCAATTTTTGCTTGTATAATGTCAGATGTTTGATCAATAAATTTATTCATTTTTTTAGAATATTCCGAAAAAACATCCTGTCTAATTTTTCTTTTTGTTTTAACCAAAGTAAATCTATCTGTACCTTTTGGTATCTTCTGAAACTCTGATTGTTCTGATATTTCTTTTTCCATTGACATAACAGTTAGATTTAGCATTGTGTATATTTTATAAAAGTCTTCAAGTCTGTCTAGATTGGTTATGCTATAATCATTTTGTAATTCTAATAATTCATTTAATTCAATGTCTTCTGTCTTAATGTCTTTTTCGAATTCTTCTGCAGGTTTATAAAGATCTTCTGGTTTTAAAAATTGATTTGAGTTAATTTTAGTTTGAATTTGATTAATAATTCTTTTATATTCTGACACTTTTTGCAAAAGAGTTATTTCTTCTTCGTCTGTCAAATCTTCTTCTTTTTCATCACTAGTAATACCTCTTTCTTTTTCCCAACTAAGTCTCTCTTTTCTCTTTTCTTTTTCCAAAGAATTCATTTCAATGTCTAATTGTTCTTCATAATCTTTTATGAATTGATCTCTATCCTCAGGAGACATTTTTTCTATCTTTTTCTTTGTAGCTACATCAAAGTTGTAATCTGGTATATTTTTCTTCTTTTCTTCTTCCTCTTCGTATTTAATTTGCTCTACCTGATTGTATTCATTAGATATAGCAGATATAATTTCTTGAACAGTGTTCATATTTATGCCAGAATTTGGTCTAGGTTGACCAGATATTCTGTCTATTCCTAGAACACTTTCTAGATAACTATTTACTTCATTATACTTTTCATTTATAATTTCTTCGAATTGTTGCATATTCGTAGATGATAAATCAAGCTTTCTATTATTAAGCTGAGCATAAAATGTACCATATCTTTCTTGACTCATATTTTCACTTAAAGATGAATAAATTTTCTTTTTAAACTCTCTTGCAAATTTAGCAAATTTAGCTACTCCTTCTGGATCTTTTGTATTTTTAACATACCTTGAAAAATCTATTGAAGTAATTTCTTTTTGTTCTTCGCTGGTTTTTTGAAATTGTTTATCTAAGAATTCTTGGTCTAGCTCCCAATGTTGCATATTGCTATAAACTTTATCTAAATAATCATACCATAAACTTTTCCAGTATTTGTTTCCTTTTAGCCACATAATGTAAAAAAGAGTTTTTTCATTGTATACTTTTTGATTGCCGGCTTTTTTAGCATTTTTTGAATCGATTTCTCTTTCAAAATTGGTGCGAGTATTCTCTAAATATCGAAGAGCAGCTTTTATGTCAGCCTTTTTCATTACAGCAAAATCAAAAGCTGTGCCGCCTTCTTCTTCTGGTTTTTCCTGAGTCTTTTTACCATCAGAGTCTACATTCCCAACTTGATCATCATCAGAATAGGCACCGCCTTGGATATCAAATTCATTTCCGTATTCATCATCATATCCTTCTTCATCGTCTCTAGAGGCCTCAATTAAAAAGTTTACAATCTTTCTTTTTCTTTTAATCTCTTCTAGAAGTTTTTTTTTATTGTTATAAATCATTTCTTTTTCCTTTTAATAGATTTCATGCTCTTGTCTTCTGAATTAAAGCTGCTTTCAATTTCAAAATTAACAATATTATCTCCTATTGGTAATTTAATTAAATCATCTTTTAATTCAGGCTCTTCTTCATATTGAGTAAATCTTCTTTCTTTTCTGCTTTTTGTATTTGGTCCATGTCGATTAAAAATATCAAAATTTTGACCGCTTGATTGAGGATTAATACTGCTTCCATATCCTGCAGTTTTTTCAGGAGACATATTCATTTCTTGTAACATCTCGTGAATTTCAATGTTTTCATTGTTTTCAAATAAAATATTTCTGGCAAGAGCTCTTACGAACCCTTCCGTTAAGTTAATTTTCATAAAAGAAACCTTTGCTTTATTGATTTTAATTATGCAAAGTTATTTTAAATAAATCTATTGATATTTATATTTTTTCTTTTTCTTGTCTAGCTTTTCTTCTGTTTCTTCTTCGTCTTTTTTTTCATTATAGTAACTTTCAACAATTGCATCGTAGTTATCACCTAATAAAACTGCAAATATTTGCCTAACTGCTTCTGCTACAAATGAAACATCTTGTGCTAATTGAGATTGAGATTTAAGGCATAATGCTAAACTTTTTTCAATGGTTTGCAATCTCTCTTCTGTATTGTCTTTTTCTTCTTCTTTAGAACTTTTCGTCTCTACTTGAGATTGTTGTTGAGTATCTTTTTGAGTTTGCTCTGTGCATTGGCTTCCAGTCTTCTCTTTCTGGTTCAAATTCTTCTGATTTAGATTGTTCTGTATCTCCTCGTTTATCAAGTGGAGAACTTTGTTCAATAAGCTCATATATGTCTTCCTTGTCTGGATTTGACAGTCTAGAAATCAATTTATTTTTTTTAAATTCTTCTGTTTCTTCAATAATAGAAAGTAGTCTCGGATCTTCATCAAGAACTAATTTGAAAAAAACATTGAAAAAATCAGCCATAGTGACATCATTTAAGGTCAATAAAGCTTTAAATTTCAAATATTGTTTCTTTTCAACTGAAAATTTTAAAAGTTTATTTTCATTCATAAATCGATTTCTAGATTTTCCTAAAATATTTTATGGAAAAATGTAAGACATAACAACATTTTGTAAAATTATGTTGAAGGTCTGGCCCCTGTAGCAACAGGCCTTTGAGGATTATGAGAAATTACATATTTTGAAGTGTCATAGTTTTTATAATCATCAATAGTCTTAAGTTTTTGCATGTACTTTTCTATGAACTCTTCCAGTTTGACACGATATTCTGAACCTGCGTTATCGTCATCATCTTCTATTGCTTTTTCAGCAAATTTTGCAGAAACATGTGATAAAATCAAATCAGGAATGTCAATTAAATTATCAAAATTCTTTGTAAGATTAATTGCATTTGAAACCAAAACATCGATTGATAAATCAATATCACCAACCTTGTCATTAATGCTAAACTCTTTTAGAATTTTTTTATTTGTCATGAAAATCTTTTTTTCTTGAAGTCTAAAAGAGCTAGCAACACCTACTTTTCGAAAAAAGTTTTCACCAGTCAATGAACCAAATAACTTATCGTCTATTTCGTCAGAAAGATTAAAAGGACTATGAGCATCAAGAACTTTTTTAAATTTACTTTCTATTTTATCTTCTATCGCTTTTTCTTTTGCGTCTGTGTCTTCGTCTTCTTTAGGTACATCAGGTTTTTGTTCATCGTCAGTTTCAGATTTTTCTTCTTTGTCATCCTTGTTTTCTTCTCCGAAATCAAAAGAGTCAAAATCGAAATCATCTTTTTTATTTTCTTTTTCATCAGGTTTTGATGAGCTTGAAGATTTTGAAGCTTTTTCAGGACCTTTAGCTGATGATCTAGATTTTTCAGGTTCTTTTTTCTTTAGATCTTTTTTGTCATCTTTGCTCATTTCTTCAAGTAAAATACTAAGACTAGGTTTTCTTGACTCAAGCAATCTTTCAACTTTTCTAGAATACAACATTTTATTTCATTGCTCCTGCTATTTTATCTGCCACCTTAAATCTGTCTTCAATGATTTCCCATTTTAATTCTTTCATCATTCCATAGATATAAGCTTTTCTGTTTTTAAGATAGTCTTTATAATAACTATGTTCCCAACAATCCATTACGATTACAGGAAAACAATTAATCATTACATGTTGATCATGCAAATCAACAACAGTATTGACAAATCTTCTTAGATTCATATTATAAACAGTCATTGCCCAACCATTACGAGCAGCCATGCAACAGGCAATAAAATCTTCTTGCCATAAATCAAATGAGCCAAAATCTCTCTCTAGTCTCATAAAAGCTAAACTATCTGCACTAATTTCGCTTTGTAAATCACTGATGTTCTGAAAATACAAACCGTGCAAAAATGCAGCATTGTGATTATGTGTTTCATCAAGCTTTAATGATCTAAATTTACTGTGATTAGGATTAACATTTTCACGATCAACTGTGTCTAATTCTGCAGAAGTTGCATTTAATTCTTTAATATAACCTTCAAAAAGTTCTTGATGTGAACCTTTAGCTTTTTCAGATAACAATTCTGTTTTAAGATCGAAATGTGTAGGCTCAGCGACATAAGCTTCCTTGATCACTTTCTTTTCTTTTTTGTTTTCTACTTTTTCTTTTAATAAATTTTTTTCATTTAAAGTTGAAACAACGCTCTGTCTCAACAGTTCTTCTAATTTTTTGTCAAACATCTAATTCTCCTTATGATAAACTGTAATTATTAATAAACTCATCCATAGGAACAACAATGTAATTTTTGTTTTCATAAGAAGAGTCGGTATGACTGTTTTCTGTTTCGTTATTGTTTAAATCTAACTCATCAAATCCATCAGCTTCAGGTATTAGAGAAGTAGAAGGAGTATCAAAATTAAGTCTAGACTCATCAGGAAGCAATAATATTACACTTTTCCCGTCGTCTGTTATTTTAACAAAAGTGTATTCTAGACGACTATCATCATGAGTAACTTTTAATTGATCAGCGCTTGCAATTAAACTTTTCTTATCAGGTCCTTTTCCATATGAAACCATCATTTTTTCATTAATAAAAGATTTTATACGCTTCGTGTATTCTTCTTTTAATATCCTGATCATCTTTTTTTCATTCAAATGAAACATTATATTATCCCTAATTATTTAAATCTAAATATCTGGCTTTATTATAATTTATTCTTTGATATTTTATAAACTTCTTTAGATTGATTTGAAAATCTAATCTGTAAATTTCTGACCAATATGTTTAAAATGTATTTAACTTGATACGGAGAAAGAATGTATGCTTCTTCATTGTTTTTTTCTTTTGGACTTTTTATCTTTCTTTTTGATTTCATTAATGTTAAGATATTTTGAATCTTGTTTTCAGAATCATTTTTAAAGAAAGATTGAATGTTTTTAATTTCTTCAAGCTTGATAGGACAAAAACCTATGCTTTCCATTGTAGGTTTTATAACCTGTGTTTTTTCATCATCAGAAAAATCTTTCTTCTTTTGGTCATCACCTTTGTAAGTTGATTTAAATATTTTATTCATCATTTTTTCATTGTCTTCATCGACAACAAATCCAGGAAGAACAGTGTAAAAAAGAAGAGGAATAATTTCATTACTAAAATCTTGAATAGAAATTATCCTGTTTCCTCCAAAAACAAAAAATGGCATAATGCCTACATTGCTGTATTTTGTTGAAGAAGTTTGATCTATTCTCATCGCAAAGATGTCTTCAATGTTAGAAATTTCTGTCATCAAATTTAAAGGAATTATTTTATAATTTTTATTTTCTTGACCTTGCAAAGATATACCTGTGATATTCTGTTTTAATGCAGAATTAATTGCAGGTGAGCTTATTGGTTTACCTTTTACTTGATCACCTTTTAATTTCTTAGGTATTCCTGTTTTCTCTTGCTCTTTTTCATTTTCTTCATTGTCCTTTTCTTCTTGTTCGATTTCTTCATCTGATTTTTTATCATCCTTTTCAAGAAGAATTCTCTCAATGTATTCTTTAAGCAATTTGATATTCATATTTAAGTCTTATTTTATTTTTAATTATTAAAATTTTTCAACTTTTATGCCTGCATTAATCAATATTTCTAGACCTTTTAACTCCCGATATTCTTCTTTATAAATTACTTTCTTGATACCTGAATTAATAATCGCCTTTGCACAAAGAGGACATGGACTCAGTGTCAACCACATTGTTTTTTCTTTAGGATTATTATAATCAAGTTTAAGTAAACAATTGATTTCAGCATGCAATAAACCACTCATACCCGGTTCACAACTTTCAGGTTCATTTTCACCGCCGGCTTCATTGCCATTATAACCAACAGACAGAATTTGTGTGTTGTCTTTTGTTGTTACAATAGCACCAACTTTAAATTCAGGATGATGAGATCTTTGAGCAATTGTTTCAGCTACATTCATCCAGATTTCTTTCCATGAAGGTCTTTTTTTCATTTTATCCTCTTTTAAGAATAATAATGTATATCTAAAATAATTACATTAATAAAAATATAAAAGAAGAAAATTATGTCAGGACATTCAGAGGAACAAAATATAAAAATAAACCATCAAGGTATAGAAATAATATTCGATGAAAGCGTAATTAAATTTTGCAAAAATCCAGGTTTTATAAGAAAAATATTTTCTTTGTTTATAAAGCAAAATATTATGGCAGGAAGAAGTTCATCCGATAGAATAAAAAATACTATTACTTTTTTTAAAACAGTAATCGATTATTCATTTGCTAAACTTAAAAACAGGGGATTAAACTTGCAAAAGATAAAAAAAACTTTTAAAAGAATAGAAGTCAAAATGAGAGACGACAAGAATCAAAATGAGGCTGCAAGTTATAACCGCTCCACAAAAAATATATGTTTATACATTACCTTTGAAGGAAAATATTCTTATAAGAATCCTGGAAGCACAGAAGATTTTTCTTTAGGTTATGAAGAAACAATAAATGAGTATAGTTATAGTTTAATACATGAAATTGGTCATGCAATAGATAATAATTTTTTATCTAAAGATGCAAAAAATTACTGGAAAGAAGGATGGTCAAATATTTCAAAAAGTTTTTACGCTTCAAAAATGCACTCTGCGAACAATAAAGACAATAAAGAAATAATAGAAGAATTAAAACAAGAATCAATTAATGAAATACTAAAAAAATACAGTGATCATCTTCAATCTTTTAAAAATAGTCAATCTAGTTCTTTGCAAAATTTAAATTTATTTGAAATATATGAAAAAAGCACATCGACTTTTGAAAAAGGTCATATTATAAAAATTTTATTTGAAAACAAGAATTTAAATATTTTTAAAGAAGATTTGATACTGAGAGGTATTCATAAATCTTCTTTTGCAAGCAAAGAAGATAAAACCTCTATAAAAATTTTTGATCTTTCAGAAACAGGTAAACTGTGTTTGATTTGTCTTCTTTCTCCTTCTTCTTTATTAAATTTTACTAATTTTTTAAGTTTTCATATATCAGAGAAAAAAATAAAATATTTTAAAGAAAAAACAGGAATTGAAGATAACTTTTCTGCTCAACAAATTCAAAATATTTTAATTAAAAATGTGTTTATTTCTCCTTTTAATGCAAGTTATAATCCTTTTGAAAGAGCAGATTTAGAAAATACTTCCTATTTTGAAAATGAAGATTTTGAAAACAATAAAGCTGTAAATTATTTACAAACACCGACAAGTTATAGTCATTTTTCTTATTCAGAAGACTGGGCTGAAACATTTGCATTTTATGTTTTGAAGCCGTCTGAATTATCAGAAATAGCATTAAATAGAATCAAGAAAACATTAGCATTATCTTCTTTTTATAATCAAAAGCTAGAAGAAAAATTGCTTAGAAAATTAATTCGAATAATATTGTCTTAACATTCCTTTATTGCATGAAAAGCAGACCAACTTCTAGGTTCATATAGGACATCACCTCCTACTGTAACTCCTTTATAATCAAACTTTGCCATTGTGTAATAAGCGTCATTACCAGTCACAGGACAAACAGCAGGACATATGTCGATTTGCGTAGCATATGGCATCATCTTCATAATTTCTTCAAACGGCTTAAAGTTTGCATCAAGTTGTATTGAAGAAACAACAATCGTGTAACCGGTTCTAAATAGATCAATAAGAACTTCTGCACAATTATCAATCATAAAAGCTTCATCGACTGCAATTACATCATATTTGATATCTTTCGAAAGAATTTTTTCATGCATATCTTTTGCATCTGATATTTGATAAGCTTCAAATCTTCCACCGTTATGAGACTGAATAAATGTGTCTGAGTATCTATTGTCAATTTTCGGCTTGAAAGCAATTACATTTTTCTTTTGCCTTGTAAATCGATCAATTGAAGCAAGAAGCTTCGTAGTTTTTGAACCATACATTGGTCCTGTGAATATTATAAATCTAGGATCTGACATTGCATAACCTTTTAACACTAAATAAAAGAATTATAATAAAAATTTTAAAATATACAATTATATTAATCTTTTTCTTCTTAGCCTGTTGTCAAAAAGCTTTGACAAAGAATAAGAATTTAAGCCTTGAGATTGCGCATATTTTTTCAATTGACTTAATTTCTCTTGATACTCTTCTTTACTTATTTTTTTAGAATTTAATTGAGCGTTTAACTTTGAAACTTTGTCAGTAAACATTTGTTGAAGGTCATTCCATACTTCAGGAACAAATTTTATAGAATTTTTTGTACTTACTATTATTTTCTTTTTTTCTTCAAGATCTATAGAAGGAAATCTATCAAATATCTGATTTAATGAATTTGTTAAATCTTCTTTTTCTATTTCTGTTTTTTCATACTTGATCAATAATTTTTTAATTAATTCTTTTGCAGATGCCGTAATATCTTCTTTAGAATATGAAACTATTTTTTTTATTTTTCCTTTAAATTCTAGACCATTTTTATCAAAGCATTTAAAACCTTTACTTAAAAAGAAGCAAAGATTATATAACATAAATCTTTGCTTTTCATTTTTCATTTCTCCTTTTGTTACAAATTCAAATATGTCTAGATCTTCAATTTTATTAAAATCTATATTAAACCATACAGAATTAATTTTCCAGTTTCCTGCTATCACTTCGTCTATTTTTTTCGAACCTTTTAATTCTTCTTTGTCAAGTATATTTGAATCTAAAACGTTTCTTGGAATATCTTCTTTACTCAATATTTTTTGTTGATTGTATTGCCAAACGGCAGGATACTTTCTTGTCCCAGATTGTTTTGTTGCATCTTTATATGAAATTTCGACATCTCCGCCACTTATTGAACTTAGATATTCTTTTAATTTTTTATAATTTATTGTATTTTTAACATTTTCAAAATGAAAACCAGAAAAAGGGTTTCTGTATCTTTCTAAAAAATTTGCTTCTTCTTTTTGGATTGCATCCTTAATGTCACTTTCATAAACATTTTTTGTTTTTAATTTTTCAATATTTTTTTTGAAAAAAGTTTTTAAGCAAGATAACCATATCTTTTTGTATATTTCTAATAATTCATTGTTGTTTTCTGTTATAAAGGAAGCAAGTTTTTCATTTAAATCAATGTCTTTGTTTTTAAATTTTTCATTTATATCATCATCTTCTGACGTAAAAATATTTGCAGCATTTGTGGGAATTTTATCAGCTCTATTAAAAAAAATCAAATCAAAAAGTATAAATACACTTTTTTCTTTTATATATACTTTTTGATTTTGATCAACATTTAATTTTTCTTTTATAAGGTCAGAACAAGGAACATTAAATGATTCATTTCCTGTTATATTTTTATAATCATCAATTAATTGTTTTATACTTTCTATATTAGAATATTGTCCATTTTCTTTTGAAAATATTCCTTCTAGATTTAAATCTTGATAATTTGAATTTCCAAACTTTATAAAATTAGACATATTTCCGGCTCCAAGCTTAGAATTTATAAAATTGTATAGAAATAAACCTTCATCATAGCCAATATTAAAACTTTCAAATCTTTCTTTTTCTCCCATTTTTAAGTCTAAAGATTTTCTAAATTTCTCTATTTTTTCTAAAAACTCTTTTTTCTTTAGCAATTTTTTATTACTTCCTGACTTATCTTTTTCAGCATATGACTTAAAAGTTTCAGTTCCAAGATCTCCTGAGCCTCCACCTGCAGCTGTTATTTTTCTAGTATTTAAATATAAAAAAACGTCTAAAGTTCCTGCACTTGTGCCATTTCCTATTTTTTCCTTGCAGATATTATATGCGTCATTTTTTTCTGAATTAATAAATCCTAATGCACTGAGTTCATTCTTGCTTATAGTATTAGGATTTTTATAATTTTTTTCTCTTTTTTCACAATATTTTAAAAAGTCTTTGTCTAGTCCTTTTTCACCTTCATATGCTGTCAAACTATGTATAACAACAACTTCTTCTTTTCTGTCTTTAAGATCTTCGACATTGTTAAAAAAATCATGATCTGCGTTTTTAAACCACCATCTTTTTAAATCGTTTAAATATGTCGGTTTCAATCCTGTTTGAATGTTGTATTTAAAACCTTTTTCTTTGTCTTTGAAATATTCTCCTTCTCCTCTAGTGTCTTCTTTTTTATTGTATATTTTTCTATACTCTTCTCCTGCAGGACCTTTCCATTTTTCATCGGATATTTCTTTTAATAAGTATTTTCTTATATTTTTTCTTATTTCTTTCTCTGAAACCAACATAACAATTTTCTTTTTAGTATTGATTATATGTATTATTCAAAAGCAGTCAATCTTCTCATCTTACCAGCATTTGTTGATAAACCCCAATCTGCCTGCATTGAAACTTCTGCTAACCATAAAGTGTAAGCAAAATCTTTTGTGTCCAATGAACCCCAAATCTTAATCCTGTTTGTGTTTCCTTCATTATCAGCAATTGTTGCAGTGATAAAGTCTTTACCATTCTTTGTTTTCTTTTCTTTAAAGTCATTGAGAATACAGAACCAAGCAATTACTTTTGAACATTCAGGCAAAGTCAAAGCAGAAGGAACTTCTTTCTGTTCTAATTTTGAGATCATTTCAGAAGGATAAAGAAGATCTTCCTGAACATCTGAACTCAATTCAAATTGGTTATTAATCTTTTCAATTCTAGTCCAATCTGTGTCATCCTGTAATATCTCCTGTAAAAGTTTTTGAATGATAGGTTGAGGAGCTTGACCTGCTTTTTCAAGTTTTCTTTTTGCTGCATCTGTAATACCGTATCTACCTCTATGAAGTATGTCATAATTTTCAATGATAAGTTTGTAAAGTTGTTTATGATTAACAATGGTTCCACTTCTCATTTCTTCTAAGGAGCCAAAAGCTTCCATTTTGCATAATGCATTAAAAGACGCTTTATTCATTTTTGAATGTTTCCATTCTCCTTGTTCATTAAAAAGCAAAGAGTCAATGTCTCTATAAGGTCTATTTAACATAATTTCATCAACAGCTTTATCACCGGTACCTTTGATCGAAGACAAAGGAGGAACAAATGCCTTAAGTTCATCTGAGTAATACCAGTCATTTCCTGAATAATTGATATCAATTGAACTAAATTTATAACCATAGCTCTTGATTTCTTTAATTGCTTTACCCATACCATCAGGACTACCTTTTTCAGACTCAAGAATAGTTGATAACCAATCTGTTTCATAATGAGTGTGCAACCAAGCCGAATAGTATGAGTCAATTGCATAAGCAACAGCATGAGATTTATTAAAACCATATTGAGCAAAGAAGTCAATTTCTTCCCAAAGGCTAATAGCATTTTCAGAAGAGACGTTACTTACTGCTTTTGCACCTTTAATAAACTTTTCACGAGCATCTTGTCTTTCTTTGTAGATTGCATCAAGTTTTTCAACAGACTTTTTAACCAATGTTTTACGTAATTTATCACCTTCTGCAGGAGTAAAGCCTGATAATTTTTGAGCAACCAACATAAATTGTTCTTGGAAACAATTCGAAACAACAAATCCGTTTGCGATAAAGTTGTGATTTTTTTCTATGCCAATATCGAAAACTCTTTTCTTACTACCTCTTCTAATTGAATTAATTCTAATTTCTCTTGTTTCTGTAGACATTCTTTTACCTTTTCTAGAAAAAGACTAGACATTGATGACCATATTCTTATTATATTATAAGAATTATTTTTTGCAAATACAAAACTGTTTTTATCTAGCATGTATTGTTTTTTCATTCTGTTGGAAATAAAATGTAGCTCTGGATTACCATGCCAGAAGTCTCCATCGAATTCTAGAATTAAATTTAATTTTTCTATATAAAAATCATATACGTGATAAAAATCATTTATTTTAAAATTTCTTTCTACTTTTTCAAAAATAGAATTCAATTGCATAAAAAAATCATCTTCTTGCTTAGATGTTTTTCTAATTTTTGAACTTTCTTTTGATTTAGCTTCTCTCATTTTAATAGACATTTCTCTTTTTTCGTCTTCTGATTTTTTATGCATTGCATTAATATGAATATTTAATCCTGCTTTTGATTTAAATTCAATATTACAAATTTCACACATGCATGTTTCTTTTTTATGACCACATGTAGATTTATGTGCCCTTAAAGAAGTGTTTGTTTTGTATATTTTTTGACATCGATCGCATTCAAAATTTCCTTCATGTCTAGAGTTTTCGGCTAAAGCAGCAATTCTATTTTTTTCTTTTGTTTCTTCTGACCTTTTAAAACTTAATTTCTTTCTTGTTTCTTCTGTAAAAAACTGAGATGTCCCAAATTGCTTTAAATATTTTATTCTGCAATCATGAGAACAGAACTTTTTCTGTTTTTTTAAGGCCTTCGAGCAAATTATGCATTCTTTTAATTTCATATAACCTTCCAAGAGCATTTAAATTTAATTATTTATTTAACCCAATTAATTTATCGTTTTCTGTTAATTCTTCTGCTTTAATCCAACCTCTTTGTGTCAAAACTTTATGATCAGGTGTTAATTCTATTTCACCTTCTTCTGTTTCAATAATAATTGTTTCTTTTTCACCTTGATCCCAGAATTGTACGATTTTATCTTTTTCAAATGATTTTGTATCATTGTTATATGACATAAGATTTAAATCCATTTTATTGTTTACAATTTCTTCAATTGTAATTTCACCTTTATCTGTTAATACTTTTGTATCTCCTGCTAAACAGAAAAACCCATATGTCGGTCCTAATACTTCTTCAATCACAGGATGAATATATTCAGGATTTTTTCTTTTGGCTTCTTCTTTAACTTTAACATATTTTTTATGAACATTTGCTTTTAAAGGACCAGGACGATAAATTGCTGTTACTGCTGCCAGATCTTCAATGTTTTGAGGCTTGGCTTCCATAGCAAAGTTACGAGCACCTCTTTGAGCAAATTGAAAAATACCTGTAAAGTGACCGTCTTCATAAACATGTTTCCAAACCATAGGATCATCCTGTTTAACATATCTACAGTTTAAATGTTTATCAAAAAACTCTTTAATTTCGTTAAAGGATGGTTCTCGTTTTGTTTCACGTTTTAAAATACGTCTAATGCAGTTTTCTACATCTCTTAATAATGTCAAACCTAAAAAGTCAAATTTAAGAAAACCATTGTCTTCAAGATTTCTAAAATTTAAACCTTCAGCCCAAGGTGTTTGTAATTCACCACGAACACCTACCATAGGTAATGTTTCTTCAAGTTCTTTAGGATCAGCAACAATAACACCACCAGCATGTCTACCAATCGATTTATTTTGTGCAAATAATGTCCTGATATGTTCTTCGACTTGTGGATATTTTTCCATAAATTCTTTGTATTTGGCACTATAAGCCATGCAGTCTTCATGCTTTAAAACGAAAACAGATTTTTCCATGCTTTCATCCATTGCATGATAAATTACTTCTTCTTGCAAAGGACCTGTAACAGCATTGACTTCTTCAAAAGGAACATTATGGAATTTTGAAATGTCCTTTACTAAAGATTTAAGCTTCAATGTATTAAAATTACTAACTGGAACAACTGCTTCTTCACCAAATAACTTTTGTGCAGCTTTAATTAATTCATCACGATTACCAGCGTCTGTATCGATATCAGGCCAATTTACACGATGGCGACCTAAAAATCTATTCCAAAGAAGATTGTAAGGAATAGGATCAAGTTGCGTGATGCCTAATAAATAATTAACCAAAGATCCTGCGCCTGAGCCACGACCAGGTCCTAAAAATGTATGATTTTCAGCTTCTTTAAAGATCTTATACATTGTCAGAAAGTATGCTTCATGTCCAAGATATTTGATATCTGACAATTCTTCTTTTGCACGATCTACATAAACTTGATTGTCTGCCAAACCTTCTTTAACTAATGCATCTTTAACAAGATCAGTTAATTGCTGCATTGTTGTTCTATTAGGTAAATCAGTTACAGGCAATTTAACCTTTGTGTCAATCCATGTGTCATCACACATTTCCCAAGCAATATCACTTGTTCTTTCAATTGCTTCTTTAACTAATCCTTCATTGCCTTTATAGAAATCAAATTCATTCCATGCTTGTTGAAATTCTTGCCACATTTGATCTGCGTTTTTAGGATACAGTTCACATTTTAAATCTTCAAATTTAGGTAATTCATTTGCATTATTACTACCAATCCAGCCAAGCTGTTTATACATTTCTCTAGCTAACCATTTATCAGGAGAAGGATAATGACTATCACATGTAGCGATTAGAGGAATACCTGTTAATTTATGATGTTCTAATAAATAATCATTAACCACATGTTGTTTTTCAAGCTTGTTGAATTGTAATTCCAAATGAAAGCCTTCACCAATGTATTGATGAAAACGATCTGTTAGATTTTTGAGTTCATTTTGAATTTGATCACGTGATTGACCATGAGCAACACCTCTTAAGATACGATTAGAATAGATACCACCTAAACAAGCGGTCGAAACAATAAGATCAGAACCAAATTCTTTTAACATGTCAAAATCAATACGAGGATAACGATAGAAGCCTTCCTTGTATGACTTTTTAACCATAGTAAATAGATTAGCCAAACCTTTACGATTACGAGCAACAACAACAAGATGATAACGTCTTTTCCATTCATCGTCCATGATGTTTAATGATTTTGTTTCATTTTCATCTTCAATAACAAGGCCACCAGCATCTGCATCATCATCTGCGTCAATGTCAATCTTTTTCTTTGCTAACTTTTCTGCTTCATTTGAAGACTTGGCATCTTTAATTGCTTGTTTATGTGCAGCATAATCAGAAGACCAGTCTTTAAGAGAAGGAACAAAATAACATTCTACACCATATAATTGTCTGTATTCTACACCTTTCTTTTGCAATTTAGCAGTATGACTTCTAGCATGAGCTAAACCATTGGCATTACCATGGTCAGTTAATGCCCAAGCGTTCATGCCATTTTGAAGGACAAAGTCAATATGTTCATGAGGATAACCTAAACCGTCATATGTAGACCATTCAGGAGAACGTTGAATGTGCATGTAAACCAACAAATTTGCTAGGCTTACCGCACACAACGTTCTCAAAAACCCCTTTGTGTTGTGTAGTTGTCATAAGAATTCCTTTTGGTTATAACCAAAAATAAGGATAAAAAAATATATAAAATATTATAAAAATTAAGATTAAAAAATACAAGAAAAAATTTATAAATAGTTGAAATTAAAACCAGTTAATTGTAACACCTGCATCCATAAAAGCTTTTAATCTGTAGAATAATTGTAAACTATCATCACCGTCTACATACATATCTTCTTGCCGTTCATAAATCCAAGATAAATCCTGTTTTTTTATAATTTCGCCATCGCTTATTTCTCCACGTAGCCATTTTTCAAATGTTTCTTTGGTTTTGAACCATCCGTCAGCTGTAGAGTCTGCCCATACACTTTCTATTTTCCAGTTACCTACAACGATTTCACCTAAAACATGTGGCCAGTCAGGATCGTTATATTCTTCATCAGATGACCCTCCTAAGTAAGTATTTTTTCTTGCGTCTTCATAATCTTCAAAGTCTAAAATACTCATTTCGTTTTCATATTCATCTTCATATGACTTGACTGAACCTGCTTTTGAATATGCATTTGGCCATTTTCTTGCACCTGATGTTTTAAAAGATTTGTCATAATCATAACTGTCATTTGTTCTAAGATATTCATATTTCTTTTTAATTTCATTAAACTTGTTTCTAATATGTTCAGACATGTCTTTTGTTTCTATTCTTCCTGCATCCCATAATAGAAATTCACGATCATCAGGTTCTATGAAAGATTCATATTTTTCAAAAAAATCTATAGGATTTAATTTGCTCCATACGTCAAGACCTGTAGGTTTTACTTTAGGATAATATCTGTATGTTGTCGTAGAAGAGTCATCGATTGCAGCATGTGTTATTCTTCTTGGCGAAAAATGTAAAAACATTCTTTTATTTGCTGCAGAGCCTAAAGCATCAGTAACTAATTTAGGTAGCATGTCTCTTAAATAAGAATCAGTACTAACAGTGTCTGCATCTAGATTAATTAAACCATATGCAGACATTTCATTCTTGTTAATTGTTCCAGGTCGATATTGTCTTATTATATCTCTTGCGCATTGCTTCTGATCGTGATACGCTCTATATGAAAAAGCGACAGGATTATGTAATGCAATAACATTTTCAACAGGTCCATTTAGCCAATTCTGATCTGCGTGTTTATTAAACCATTTTTTGCCTTCTCTTCCTCTTCTATTATAAAGAGGAAAACCTTGCATTCCTTCTGGTGTTTTATCTCTAAATTTTTTAAATTCTTGATATTCTTCCCATGCTTTATTTCCAGGAACTCTTTTTGAAGTTGAAATTTCATTTAACAAATTTCGAATATATTTTTTAAGCAATATTGACATTTAAATCTCTTTTTTATTTAATTATTTCCAAAATGTCATTTTTTGAAGCTAAACCTACAATTCTGTCTTCTAATTTACCTTCTTTAAAAAATAGCAGAGTAGGAATACTCATTACTTCAAATTTGGCAGCCAAGTCAGAAAATTGATCAATATTCAATTTTAAAATCTCGACTTGACCAGGCAATTCTGTTTTTAATTGATCAATAATTGGTGACATTTTCTTACATGGCCCGCACCAATCTGCATAGAAATCAATTAAAACCTTATTGTTTTTTTCTAATACTTCTTTAATATCCATTATTCAATCTCCTTGTTGTAAAATAATTTTATCTCTTGTTCGATTTTTTGAAGATTATAGTTTTTATAATCTACACCAATAATTTTTCTAGTTGGTTTTGATTTTGAATTGTACATACTAATATGAACCGTACTGCAATTTAAATTACATATATCCCAAATTGAAATGCGAGTATTCCCTGCACCTTCTAAAGCTGCAATGTATTCATGACTATTGATTTGCTTAATATCAAACTTTAAATCTTTAAAAATTTGTACAAAAGGTTCAAGTTCTTGCATTATTCAATTTCTTTATTGTAGTTTTCTACAATTAACCCGCCTACATTAAAGCATTCTTCAAAATAATTCTTTAATTCTTCAAGAGATGTGCAAACTTTAATGCCTGATCTGGATAACATCAAATTGAATTTTGCACCAGTTGGTAATCCTGCACAATAATAAACAATAGGTTTATCAAAAGCATATGCATAACCTGCTTCCCAGATGGTACCCATGTCTTTGTCTCGAGTATTGACTAATAAGAAATCTGCTGTTCTAATATGATGACAATTACCTTCAAACACATTGTTTTGTACGTCTTGAGAAGCATCAGGAGGACATACAAAAATACGTCTAGGTGCAGCTAAATCGATTTTTTCTGACAATGTGTCAAAGAAATTTTCTAAAGAAATCAGTTCATCATAAGCAACAGGATTAAACCAGCCAGAAGCAAGATAAACCTTCCATTTTTCAGAATTAATGTTGATAACTTCTTTGTCTAGTTTTCTAACAGTTGTGTTTTCAGTTAACATATATGCGTTTTCACTAACTTTCTTAAGCATAATAATTCCTTTATATAAGAGTAATGGTGTTTCTATATTAAAATATTTTTTAAATTTTACATGCAAGATGTTTCAAATATAAACAGATTTAATTTTTCATCAAATACTGCCCATTCTGCTTTTTGCAAAACTTGATTTAACCAATTTGTTATTGTAGATTTAATTGGTTCAATTTCTTTTTGTCTTTCAAATAATTCATAAAAAGTTGTTCTTTTGTCTAAGACTTTTTTCTGTAAGTCTTCGATCACTGTTTTTTGTTGCAATACATTTAATTCATTGTATTTTTTAAAATTCATTTTGTTTTTTTCCTATAATTTGATGATCTGGAGACCAATGAGTCGTTCTTTTGTCTGGTGTTTCATCTCTAGAGACCTTATTTCCTATTGTATCAATCTTTTTACCATATACATTAAAAAAGTCTGTTGACTCACCTTTGTCACTTTCTAAATTAAAATAATCTCTAATTGATGCTCCTCCGTTATTCAAGGATAATTCACAGACTTTTTTAATGGAATATTTAAGGTCAATTAAATCTTGATCACCTAGATCTTCTAAGTTACACATAGGATAAATTTTTGATAGCCAAAGAGCTTCTGCTTTGATGTAATTTCCAATACCTGACAGGATGTCTTGTCTCATGAGAAAATCGCAAATGTTTAAAGAATTGTACTTTCTTAAGATTGAAACAAATTCGCCATCAGGAATATTTTCATTAACAACATCTCTACCTAATGATTTAATTTTAGATTGCAGTTTTTTGGCATCTTTAAAGAAACCAATTGTGCCAAAATTTCTAACATCGGTAAAATATAAAAACTCATTGTTTTCTAACTCAAATTTGATTTTTGCATGTTTTGTAAATCTTTTTGTCCAGCCGCCTGTCATGCCAAGAGTGCTAGTCATAATCATGTTATTTTCAAATTCAAACCATAAAAATTTGCCTTTGTTTAAGACTTGATTTATTTTAAGAGGTAAATTCTGAATAAACTCCTGTGCATTTTCAGGATCTTTTTTAATATACCTACCTCCTAAAATTTGCAATGAAACCAGTGATTTTCCAGAGAGATATTGGTTTAAAGATTTTGCAAATAGAGTAACTTCTACACCTTCTGGCATAATAATTTCCTTTGTTAAATAAAAATATTATAATAAAAATGAGTGTATTTACAAGCAATTTTCTGTGTAATTGTCATATAAATAATCTAAAGACAGCATGAAAGTTTGGTATCTTTCAAATGAATAATTGGAAAAAATAATTTTATGATAAGTCAAAATGTAATTTTTAGCTGTTTCATAATCTATGTCTTTTATTTTTTTAATCAATAATATCTCTTCAAAAATAGAATCAAGCAGCAATAATTTTTCATCTTTTATTCCTAAAAGTTTTTTATTGAACATACTTTGCGTTTCAAAGATTAAGCCTATTAAAAATTCTTCTTTTATTTGAGTAATGTCTCTTAATTGCGCTAGCAGTTTAACGATATAATATATTTTTATAGAAAGAAAATTGCATCCATCATCATCTTGCATAATGTTTGTAATCTGACTATCTAGTAAAAAACTATTTGACTTTTCAAAACTCAAATCGATTTCATACATTGCGTGCGCATTTTTTAAAAAAGGAGAGTTATATTCTATTTGTTTTTCAATATGTTTTATTAGGCTTAAATCTTTGTTAAAAAAATATAATTCTATTCCATCAAAGTCAATATTGATTGTTGCATTAAATTTTTCAAATAATCCTAATATGTTTATAATTTCATCGCCCATTAGGTCCCATAGTTCTTCGATTATTTCACCAGACCTAAATCTTTTTTTTTATCAAAGACTCTTTTTATTCTCTGTATTTCTCTATGATCTAACATTTCAAACTTTCTACGTTAAATCATAATTATTCATCTAAAACTAATAATTTCCTTTAAGTCTGTCTCTAATGATCTTATCTTTCTTTTCAAACATTTGAAAGAAGTCATTTTCATTAAATCCTGCTAAAATCAAAAGAGAGAAGAAATAATTAAAAGAGTCCACGACTTCTTCTAAAAATTCATCTCTATCAATTTCAGGCATCTCTGTCGTTCTATGATCTTTCCAGTTTTTAAGATGTTGTAATGCTTCAAACATTTCTTCGACGCCTTTTAAGGCAATATCTCTAACATTGGATTGTGCATCTTTATTTGAAAGATTTACAGGCCACTCAACAGGATATGCATTAGGAAATTTAGCTCTAAGCATATGCATAAATTCTTCACGTCTCTTAAAAATACTTGATAGTCTATCCATTTTTATTTCCTTTATTCTAAGGTTAAATCACCAGATGCAGCAGATGTTAAAATACTTTCCATCATTTTGTTTAGATTTTCATCAAACATTTTCAGGTACTCAGGTTCTAGCATTAAACTATTTTCATTTTCCTGAACTAGTTCCATATGCCTTAAGTTATCGACAATGTCTGTTCCTGTTAAAATAGCTAATTGCACTAGCTTTGCAATATGTGAAATGCACATGTCATTTAATTTCATTTTTTCTCCTAATTAGATTTAATATAAACGAATATAATAATAAAGACTATGGTTTACAATGAAAAAGAAAATTTAATAGGAAAATTGTTTAAATATTCTGATGATGTTGCTTTGATTATAGACTTTATAGAAGCAGATCCTAAGATTAATCTGCATTATGATGAAATTGTTATTTTCTCAAACGGAAAAATCCACAAATTTCCTTACATTTGGCTAAAAACCATTCAAGGAAATTCAAATATATTTCTCAATTAAGAATTATATTGTTTGTATGCTTCATATGCATGAGGCCATAGTTCTTTAATAATATTAGAAATTCCTTGTGCCAAAACTCTAATTTCAAGTTGAGCATCAATGTGATCTCTTTTTTCAATAAATCCCATCCAGTTATGAAGATTTGCTGTTGCCCAATAAGTCGTGTAAAGGTTTTGAGGTAAATACATACGAGCTAATTCTCTACCAATACCTTTATCAATCATCTCATTATATACCTTTAATGTTTTTTCACAATGATCATGTAAACTATCTGAAGCTGTTAAACCTGTTGTTTCTAAAACAGGATTATAATCTTCATTTAAAGTTGATTGCCTGTTCTTTTTGTCTTGCGGACGTAAAGCTTCTGGAAAATAAAATTCAATATTTTCAGCAGTATATCTTCTACTAATTTCATTGTAAGAAGCAGTCCTATGTCTCATGTGTTGTTTTGAAACAAACAGAGGAACTTTGCACCTGACTGTTAAAATATTATGTTCCAATGTAGAAGTATGACCTGATTTAATTAGAAAATTGAGTAACTTTTTATCTTTTTCATCGAACTGCAATGACTCTTTACCTGTTGAAGCTCTAGCTGCATTAACAATAGTTAAATCATTTCCCATATGTTGAATATATTCTACAAACCCTACACCGTCATTATATAAATAAAGTTTATTATTTCCAAAAAACATATATCTGCCACCTTAATCTAGATTTAAAGCAAAATAATAAAAAAGAAGAAGAAATACAATATTTTTTAGGCCATTTGATATGTCTGATCAAACTCTGCTCTAGCAATACGATATACTTCTTGATCATTAATTATCAACACATCATTAATTTTAACAGGCATTGATCCTCCCCATGGGGCTTCGAATTTTAAAATCTCACCACCTGCTTTTTCGACACGTGTTTCAACTGTTTCTCCTCCTTGTGCCTGTTTTGCATATACTTTTTGTTGCTTTTTTACATTTACTTTTTTTCCATTTTCATGCATCCATTCAAGAAATTGTTTTTGTCCAACTATTTCATTTTTATCAAAATCTCTTTCAAGTCTCTCTGCGATGTTTTTATCAATAACAATGCCTGTACGCGTTTCAGGTTTAACATTGTAAATTTTAAATCCATTAGATCCAGAACCTACAGGATTTTCATCATACAATTTTGGAAATTTTGCTTGTTTGACAACATATTCTTCTCCTGCTTTTGTCATTGCTTTAATAATCCAGTCACCAGCATCAACTTTTTTATTTACGGTTTCTACTTCTGTCTCTACTGATTCTTTTATTATTGATCTAATAATAGATCTAAGTTTTCTTTCGGAAATTAACATTTTTATTCCTTTGTATTGAAAAATAATATATTATTATGTATTTAGAAAAAAACTAGAATTTAAATTCAATGTCAGAATGAAAATTGATTTCAAAATCCGGATTTGAAATATTATCACACATTCCAATTTCCAGAGCCTCATCTGGATCAATATACCAATCAGCTCTTCCTTTGTTTTGTATCATTTTTTCAAAATAGCCTTTTTCTTGCCCGCAGTTTCTATCTACTTCTTCTAAAATCTTTAATTGCAATCTTTCAGTTTCTTTAAAAGAGCTTCTTAGTTCTTCAATTTTACCAAAATGACCAGCACCGATGTCATGCATCATTACTGTAGCATCTTTACCGCAATATCTTAGTCCTTTATTTCCATAAGTCATAAGAATTGCACCACAACTCATTGCTTTGCCTTCAACAATTGTTGCAACAGGTATCCTGCTATGTTTAATTGCTTCAATCATTCTTGTCAGTGAATACACTTCTCCGCCATAACTATCAATGACAATAGGAATAATAGGTTGACCTGTATTATGTGCTAATGTAAATTCTTTAATAAACTTTCTTGCACTTTCTTCATCAAAGTCATTTACGGTAATAATCACAGGAGAAATTCTCATTTCTAATTCTTTGATTTTGTTTGAAATATTTCTAATTAACTTCATCGAAAATTACCTCTTTGTATTCTTTCTTGTCAAATTTGTATGTAGGGTAAACATTAATCTCAAAATGTGGTATTTTTTTATGGTCAACTAGTCTGTAAAATAATGCGTCATCTGCATCTAAATACCAATCGCAACCACCTTTATCTTTTATAAGTTGTTCAAAATGACCTTTTTCATTTTCTGTATTTTTATCTAAGATCGTGCATATTTTTTTATGTAGTCTTTCTACTTCTCTAGAATCAGGTTTAAATTCACCTGTTTCTCCCCAAGAATCTTTTGAAATATTATTAAGCATTAAAGTTGAATTTTCACCAATAAATCTTAAACCTTTATCTCCACATGATGCCAATACTGCAGCAGCACCAATCGCTTTTCCTAAAACAACTGTCGCGATAGAAATACTACATGTATTTAATGTATCAATAATGGATAAAAGACTATGAATATTACCACCATAACAATCAATAACAATAGGCAGAACTTTTTGTTGTGCACTAATTGCCATTGAAACAGCTTGACGAAATTCAGGAACAAATTCATCATCAATATCTGAAACATTTACAATGATTGGATCTTGTCTCAATTCTGCTAGCTTCAAATTTGATGAAACATTAAAAGTATGATACATATAAATTCCTTAAAATTAAAATAATAAGGATTATAAACTAGAAATAAAGAGATTACAAATTATTGTTGAGGAGAAGGCGCTTTATCTTGCAAATATTCTTTGGCTTGTTCAACATATCTAGGGTCATGTCTTAATCTATGTTTTATTACTTTTCGCCAGTCAGATTTATATTTAAGCCTTAAATCTTTTTTGTTCTCAATGAAATCATTTACATATTCAATACCATGTTTATGCAAAATTTTTGCTTTTGTATATCGATATTTCTTTAACCAGTCAGCTAATCCATGACGATACAAAGAAGTCAATGAATTTAAAGGAAAATTTCTTTGATCTGCTTTTAGTTGTAAGACCTGTTGTGTTTTTTCATCTATCCATGTCGACTCTTCTTTCAAGAGTTGAATGTATATATCAATATCATGTTCAGACAGAGTCAAACAATCCGATATTACTTCTCTCAATACGTTTTCTTTTAATAACATTTCTTAATTTCTCTATTTAATTTAAATAATTATTTCTTTTTCCTGTGTTTTTGCACTTTTTCCCATTCCTTTTTGTCAACTTTTCTTGTTTTTCCACCTCTTATAAAGCTATTTACTCTTGCCATAGCCCAAGCATGTTGAGGCATACCTTGTTTATGGCCGGTCAACCAAGCTCCTAGGCCTTTTCTATAGACGGAAGTAAGTGCACCTAAAGGCATATTTGCTTTTTCTGCCTTGTCCTTAAGCTTGTCTCGAGTTTGTTTTGAAAGTTTACCTTCGGACAATATTCCTTCGAAAAGATCATTCCAACTTTCATTGATTTCATCTAGATCATATTCTAACATTTCTTCAATAATGTCATTTAAGACTTGTTCTTTTAAGATAATCATTTCTTTTTTCCTTTGGCTTTGTCATATTGCTTGTCAGCGTCCCAATAATCATAACAACTTTTTGGAGGATTAGGTCCTGCGCATTTATTGATTTCTCGGGCCATTGAAGCATTGGATCTTTTTGTTCCTTTTGCATATGCTTTAGGTAAAGTTTTTGCAGTCACTTTTTTCTTTTCATGTAAATCATCCAATAGATACTGAATGTATTCTTTTAATAATTCTTCATTCATAATGAAACCTTTTGATATATTTTTAATTATAGAGAAGGCCTAACAAATTCTTTTTGAATTTTTGATTTTAATTTATTTGTATAATATTTTTTAAGCTTAGGATCACCATGATTCATTATGTCTTCAATAAAAGGAAAATTATACATGACTTCGACATTTTCAACAAGATCATATGCTATATCATAGGCTTCATCTACTGGTATAAATTCAAATAAAGAATTAATCATTTCACCAATGTCAGTAATGTAATTAATTTCTCCTTCTTTTACTTTTAAAAGAATATTTCCTGCTTTCGAATCTAGCAAATGAAACAATAATTCAATAATTTCATTAGAGTCGTTTAGATAATTTTTGCAAGAATGCGTAAAACCTATTACAAAGTCATTTAACCTTGTAGGTGCTTCTGTAGAGTCATAATAATAATTTCTTTTTTCTTCATCTTCAATATTGACATTGTCGCCTGCAACATCTCTCATTTTATTTAAAGAACCTTTTTTGAAATAAGTAAAACTATTGCCTCTTTTTCGAACAGGATCGCCAACAATTTCATCCCAAAAGATATCTTCAATTTTTGCAGGCGTTAAATTAATTCCTTGCTTGTTTTGTTTAATTACGTAATTATAAAAATTAAAGATACAAGAATTATATATTTGATAGGCGTGTTGCGCTTCATGCCTAATAGTAGAAAGATATTCATTTACTAATTTTTTGTCATTAAGTATTTCAGTTACGAGTCCATTCACACCATATTTGATATAAACATTGTAAAATTTTAAAGTAATTAGATCCTGAATATTGATCACAATGTCACCTTTCAAAGAACGATTATATTCAAAATATTGAGGATATTCTGTGTGTCCTCTTGCATCTGTTATGTCTTTGTCAGATAACAAATTCTCTTGATTTGTCTCTAGAGTGTATTCGATATAAGTAGCATCTAGATTTAATATCAATCCTAATTTTACTAATTCTTCAATGTATTCTTTGGCCTTTGGTAAAATATAGTTTTCCATGTCATGATCTAATATGACATAATTTTTATTTTGATCAATGTCATTTCTAAAATCCACAACTTTTTCATTGATCATTTTAACCAAAAGATCTGTCGACAAAGGTATATTTTTATAGCTTTTATTCTTTTTATATAGTATTTTTAAAAAATCAAATACTGCTGGTAGGGCAACAGCAATAATATGCTCAAAAGCATTCAAAATTATGTACCTAGGAACAGGACTAATGTTAGGATTAGGTGGCGTATGTGCCTCTTTTAAAAAATATTTCATGCTATTTATCTTGTTTTTATAGATAAATAATCTGTAATCAGGTTTAAATTTAAATTAAATAATATATGAATATATAAAAAATCGGTTACGTGATAACCTGTGTATTCCTGTTAATCTCCTAGGCCAATTGTTCCCAACCCCAATCTGATCCTGCCATACCGTCTGCATTATAATCAGTCACAACACCTTCGAAGAAGTTTTTAAAGCTATCTCCATTGACAATCCAGTCTAACCAAGGCAAAGGATTATCTTTAATATTGAAAACAGGTTTGAGACCTAATTGAATAAGTCTTCTGTCTGCAATGTATCTAATATACTGTTTGACTTCCGAAGCAGCCAAACCATCAGGATTACCCATGTCATAAGCAAGATCGATCACTTTGTCTTCCAGATCTACAGCATATGTAAACATACGATAAATTTCTGACTTTAGCTCATCATTGACAATTCTAGGATTTTCTTTGACATATTCTCTAAATAGTTGCGTCATACCTTGCACGTGCATTGTTTCGTCTCTAATTGACCATTCAACAATCTCGCACATTCCTTTCATCTTGCCAAATCTCTGATAGTTTAGAAGCATCACAAAAGCACTGAACAATGACATACCTTCATTACATGCAGATTGTGCCAGAGCACAGGCTAAACCTTTTTTAGTGGAAACATCGGCCTTTTGCATAAATTCAATCTTTTCTTTCAGTTCATGATATGCTAGAAACGCAGAATATTCTTCCTCAGGCAAACCTAAGGTGTCATTTAATAATGCATAGCTACGTTGATGAGTACCTTCACGATTTGCGAAAGAAAGTAGCATTGAACGGATCTCATTGTTCTTAAATTTAGGGATAAATAAATCGCAGTAATTGCCACCAACGGCTACGTCAGACTGGGTAAAGAGACGTAAGATCTGGGTAATATGATTTTTTTCAGACTGTGAAATCTTACCGCTCTTCCATTGATTGACATCCTCTTGTAGTTTAGCTTCCCAGCTACCCCAGTGAATCTTTTCATGTGACTCAGCCATTTCCATAGCCCATGGGTATTGAAAAGGTTTGTAGGTAATATTACTCTCTGTTAAACTCATTTTTATTCTCTTGTTAATGTTTCAGTAATACTAATTATAAAATTTCTAGGCCAAAAATACATTAATTTAAGATTAAATTTAAACTCTAAACTCTAGAACTAAATGTCAATATGACTTTACCTCTAAACATGTTCCAAAATTCACCAACACATTGACATAACATATCTGACACGCCGGCGGACACAATTTCTTCAATTAATTCTTCATTGTTTTTATGCATTGGTGCTAAACAACGTTTAATAATGTCATGAGGGTCACTTGAACCAGCTAAACCTGGATTTGTTGCATTATTACTCATAATTGTGCATGTATCAGGATTTAACCAACCAAGAGCCATTAAAATTAAACTCCAAACGACTTCAACGTCACCGCTTCTTGACAATGCTCGACCTTCGAATACGCCTGGAGTATTTAAACTTTTTCCGTTTGGCAATTGTATATTGTCTAAAATCTCGTACAATTCTAAAGCCGGTTCAAACATTTGAAAATGATTAGAGTCAATAACCTGATGTAACATATTAAAAGCAGTAGGAGGATCAGCCATGTCACTAGTATGAGACCCTAAATATATTAATACTCCGTTTTTATCATTGTTAGCTAGTTGTGTAGACTCTCTTAGAGTATTAAATAGCTTTTGAACAGATGGATCATTTTCATCTAATGACTCTGACAATACTGCAATTATGTCTTCTATTCTATCTGTAATGTCAATAGCTCTAGAAAGAGTTGCATCATATGACAAGAGATCTTTTATTCTTGTTTTGTCTTTGCTAAAAAGATTATTTTTAAGAATATTATCGATATCTAAATTTGTTGGGAACATGTAAGTGTAGATATTACAACCTGGATAATTCTTTAATCTCCAGTCAAGTTGTTTTTGAAATTTATCATAAACTGCACCTGCCATATTTCTATTTCTTTGAACACCATGCGTATTTTCCGGAGAAGTTATATCATCTTTTGGATATTTAATACCACCTGTAGGGTGAATACCGCCAAAAGAATGTGCCATTTCTTTGATGACTTGTTGAATTAAACCTCTTAATTTATTTTCATTAATTGGCACGTTTTATCTTCCTTGATATTTGTTTTGATTTTCTTTTTTGTTTTTATTTAAGAATTGTGCAACTTTTTTTAACAGATCGCTTACTTTAAATAACGTTATTTTATCATTAATCGCATTTTTTTCCAAATTTGCAATTTGATGATAAATATGCATGTCTTTATCGTTTAAAATTTTGTCAATTTTTTTATTGATTTCTTCTTTTGATGTATCTTCAATGTTAACAATTATATTTGCTTCATCAAGATGCTTTGATTGTGACATTTTTATAAAATTGCCAATAAATCCATAATATGTCTGAATTATTCTGTCTGCCGGTAAACCTCTTCCGCCGCTTTTACCTCTATTTTCATTTCTTTTTAGGCATATATCTAAAGGAGTATATACACCTATCAAGTAGACCTGATATCCTTTCTGCTTTAGTGCTTCAAAAGTCTTGTTAAACCAATCTACGCTTCCGCTACTTGATCCTGTTCCTTCCATTATAAACCCTAAATTTCCAGTAAGATAATGTTTTTCGAGTCTTTTATCATTTTTATCTGTCGCAGTAGATCTTAATTGATTGAATTCATCTTCATTTTTAGGATCATTTAAATAATTAGTAAATGCAGATTTTTGATCTTCTGTTGTTCTTTTTTCTTGTTGATAAGGAACATTTAGCTTTTTTGACAGTTCAAGTTCTAACTCGGCGTCAGAATTTAAATATTTTAAACCAGGACCAACTTCTTTTAATTTATTAATAATTGTTGATTTGCCTGATCCTGCAGGGCCTAAAACAATGATTGCCTTGTATATATTTTGATCATGCTTGCCTTCATTGACTAATTTTCTAATTAAATGTATTAAATTTTTTTTATTTACTAACACAAAAAAACCTTTTATTTTAAAATTTATATATATCTTATCCTTGGCAACTTAAACATTCCGTATCTTTAAAATCTTTAAGCTTATCAGTTCTAACCTTTTCACTAATTGTTTCAGCTTTTGCACCAGCGTTTGTACGAAGATAATATAAACCTTTAAGTTTGTTTTTCCATGCTCTAAGATGCACTGCATTTACAATTGACTTGTCTGTTCCTGCAGGGAAAAATAAATTAACGCTTTGGCCTTGACAAATAAATTCTTGCCTGTCAGAAGCATGATCAATTAACCATCTTTGATCAATTTCAAAAGCGGTTTTAAATACATTTTTTTCCCAATCGTTAAGACATTCTAGATGCTGAACAGAGCCATCTCTTGTAATAATTGATGTCCATGTTTCATTTAACCATGAAGATCTTTTCTCTTCTTCGATGTCTAGTGATTTTTGATTTAAAAGCTTGTCTAAATATCTGTTCTTGACTAAGTGAGCACCAGCTCTTGTTCTATGTGTGTATGCATTACTTTTAAAAGGTTCAATTGAAGGTGATGTTCCTCCAATGATTGAACTATTTGCATTAGGTGCAATCGCCAGTAGATGAGTATTTCTAACACCAAAACCTACAGCGTCAGGTGCTTCACCTTTGGAAACAGCCAATTCTTTTGTTCTCTTAAGAGCTCTTTCTTTGATTAAAGAAAATATTCTAATGTTTTGAGACTTTGCTAAGGCACTTTCCCATGGAATATTTTTTGACTGAAGATATGCATGAAATCCCATTGCACCTAGACCTAAAGATCTCTCTTGTGAAGCACTAAATCTTGCTTTATGAAGTCCTCGATCTTTTGCATGATCTACAAAGTATTGCAATACATTATCTAAAAATTCAATACAGTCTTCTATGATCATTGTGTCTTTCCATTCTTCAAATTTCTCTAAATTCAAAGAAGACAAACAGCAAACCGCACTTCTGTCTTTAGACACTGGCAGGTGAATTTCATTACAAAGATTGCTACCATGAATTCTTAGACCTTTTTCTTTTTGATATTGTGGCAACTTACGATTGGCTTCATCAATAAAGTTGAGATAAGGTTCGCCAGTTCTAAAACGTACTTCTAGAATACGTTGCCATAATTCACGAGCATTCAGGGTATCTCTTGTTTGCTTTGTTTTAGGATCTATTAAATTCCAATCTGCGTTATTCAGGACGGCTTGCATGAATTCATCGGTGATATTTATTGCATTGTTTAAGTTAAAACATTTACGATGACTATCACCCCCGGTTGGAACTCTAATGTTTAGAAATTCGATGATGTCAGGATGAGAAACATCTAGATAGGCAGCATATGAACCTTTACGTGTTTTTCCTTGACGATAAGCTGTCATGTCAGCATCCACTGTTTTTAAGAAAGGAATAGGGCCAGGTGATATTTCACTATTTGACCTGATGCTAGACCAATGTCCACCTACGCCACCACCTTTCACTGACATCCATCTAAGCTCTTCACTATGTTCCATTAAACCTTCAAGGCTATCATCTACATAAGTTAAAAAGCAACTAATTGGTAAACCTTTATTATTTGTTCCGTTAGGGTGTGGTGCATTTGAAAGAATTGGAGAACTAAACATAAACCAATTTCTGGCAGCATAATCATAAATTCTTTGAGCTAAAGACAAATCTCCTTGACAGAAAGCCAATGCTGCTCTTGCATAACTTTCCTGCGGAGATGTTTCATCTGATAACATATAATAATCTTTTAATAAGGCAGAAGCAAATTCTGTTAAGTTATTATTATGTTCATCATCAATTTGTAATCCAAAATATTCTCTCATTATATAACCTCTTTTATTTCAAGTCAGAGCTTCCTACTTGCCCTGACTTTCTCAATGAAGATTTAGTGATCTCTAAATATTCATCTTCATCGATAACTTTAAAATCATTGTCGCACTTTACGACAACGATCTGGAAAGGCAACTTATCACCTTCTTTGATGATATATGATGTGTCAGACACATTAACTGCATTCACAAATATTTCACCTGTATATCCTGGATCGACAACACCTGCTCTAACCTTAAGAGGAGTTTTTGTAATTGATCCTCTTTCCAAGATTAGACCGGCATACATTTGAGGTAAAGCAATATGTAAGCCAGTTGGAATTGTCGAACCTTTATCACCTAACAAAGAAGTTGCTGGATCAAATTGGACCCTGCTTGTAGAATATAAATCCAGTCCTACGCTTTCACCTGCATAAGCTGGAACATAATTTTGAATATTTTTTTCTTTTAGAATTTCTTTTAATTTTTGATTTGTATATACTTTAATCATTCTTCATCCTTTTTGTTAACTTCGTTCCATGCTTTCTTTAATTGCTCTTTTAAATTAGATTTATTTGTTTCAATAGCTTCTTGCAATGTCAATTCTGTGTCATCTAGAACTTCAAATTTAGATCTAGCTGTGTCAATATTGATTGGAAAAAGAATACCATCACGACCTGCTCTATTTTTTGCAACAAACAAACGACCTGTACCTAATGCTTTTTCTGTAGGCTTACGACTTAGAGATAAAACAATGTCGGCAACCATAGCTTTACCATAAGCTTCAGACATGTTTTCCAAACCTACGACTTCTGAATTTGCAGCATCTCTATTCGCTTGAGAAGCAGTCCAAATAGGAACGCCTAAATCCATTGAAAGATTACGCAACTCTTCATAGACTAGTTTTAATTCATGACGTAAACTGTCCATTTTACGACTAGATCTCATAACATCTGCATAATCAACAACAACTAATTGTGGTATAAAACCTTTTAACATTAGTTTTTCAATATGAGATCTTAACGTATTCACTGTTGCAGTTCCTGTAGGATATTCTTTAATCACCAATCGACCTAATTCAGATCCATTGTCTTTGTAATAATTGATTACTTCATCTTTTCTGTCTAACACTTCATTTGAAGCAATATTGCAAAGATTGGAGTCGTATCTTAAACCAACATCTGTCTCTGTTAATTCAAATGTGTAATGAATAACATTTTTACCATGACGCATTGCATTAGCACCCATGGCTACCAAGAAGTGAGATTTACCAACACCAGTAGGTGCAGTTACAACACCGATTTCACCACGACCTAAACCACCACGCAAGATATCTTTTTCATCAAGTCTTCTTAGACCAGTTGGAACCGCTTGACGATTAATCTTTACAAATCTGGCTTCCATGTCATCAAAGAAATTATGGCCTTGTGATGATGGCATACCTGAAGATATTGCATCTTTCATGATTGAAAGAACACTGTCATAGTTTTCAGTTTGGATCATTTTTACAGATTTCTCTAAAGCTTCTTTAAAGACTTGTCTTTTGCAAAACTCTAAAGACTTTTCTTTGACATAGTCAATATCACCTAGATCCGGATTTGTTTTCATTCTATGGAGATATTCAATGATTTGATCTCTTAGAATTGTGTCATTATTGTTTTGAAAATCTTCTTTGATAATTGTAATTAACAAAGGCATAGTTGGAAAAGATTTGTACTTTGAAAAATAGTCAAAATATCTTTCGCATAAAAATGATAAATATTTGACGTCAAAAAATCCTGGATCCATTACTTCAATCATTTGTGCAGCCCACGTTCTATCGGTAAGCATGCTTTGAAATACTTTTTCCTGAAATGTTTTTCCGTATTTTGAAAAGCTTTTTTCAATAGTCATATAAAATTTTCCTAAAAATCAAGTTAAAATGTATTACGAGAGATTATTAATATAACTCAGGTTTAATTCGTATACAAAAGTATTGTTACTTTATTGTAAGCAAGGTATTGTTTAACATGATGCCTGTTTGATCAACATTAATGTTATTAATGCCTTGATCCATCATGAATTTCATAAGCTCTAATTTAGGAGCCATTCTTCTAGGTTGGTCATGTTGATAATTTAAACTGTCAATTTGAGTTGCTGACAATTGAGGACTTTCAAGGTTAATCAATTGGAAATTTCTTTTGATTAAATTGATGTCACAGTTAATAACTTCAAGAACTTTTGCCGGTCTCTTTGCATAAGTGTAAAACTTAATAGGATTTGCATAATGCTCTTTAATAATGTCTATTGTTTCATCTACACTAATAAATTTTTCATCTTTAAAGTCCGGACAAAAACGAGTCATTTTTTTATATTGAACACCACCGATACCTTGAATGTTGTCAGATTTGTCACCAATAAATGATCTTACTGTCGCCATGTTGTTAGGATGAACTTTAAATTCTTCGACGACATCATTAAGTTTATATAGATCTAATCTTTTTCTAGGTGCCCAAATCATTGTTTTATCATTAACCAATTGAAAATAATCATGATCAGTACTGACAATTATCTTGACGTCTTCTTTATTTTTCCATTTGCAAAGATACGCAATTGCATCATCTGCTTCTGCGTCTTCAACATAGATTTGACCTATTTTCATCATTGGTAAAATCTTAATGAGTGTTCTTAATTGCCATTCCCAGTTGTCTTTTTCATTGACATCTTCCATATATTCATTATAGTTTCTATTTAAATTCAGAGGACGCCTTCCTTGTTTGTAATCTGGATAAATTGCACGTCTTCTAGACGAACCGCCACCTTCCCATACGATTGTTACGACATCAGGTTTGTATTTTTCAACGCCACGATAAATAGTCCCAATGGTACCAGCAATAGCACCACAGGGTTGATTATATAATGACATTAAAGGATTTGTAGAAAAATGTCTAATAAAAGTATTTAAACCATCAATAATAAGTTCGGTTTTCAATTTTAGTCCTCGTTAAATTCACTTTCAACTAGATATTGAGCTATAGCTTCTTGTTCGACATAAGAATTAGGATCGATATCTAGATCTTCTGATGATAATTCATCTTGAGTTCTTGTATAGGCTTTATCAATCATAAAATCAATATAATCCTTATACTGTGGATCATTCATAATTTTATCAAATTCTGCTTTGTAGAATTTCTTTTCAATAAGAACCTTGTCCTGAATTGTGTCTTTGACAATAAAACTCTTCCAGGCTCCGGCACCTTCAATGATTAATGATTTATTGTCCATTTGAACTTCACCATATTTTCTTAAAGCATCAAATACTTCTTCATGTTCTCTAATGCCTTTACCAAAAATAATTTGAAAATCAGCGCTTCTAAAAGGAGCTGAAACTTTATTCTTGATAATCTTTGCTGATACGTTAATACCTATAGGTTCTTTATCTGGTCCTTCAATATGAGCTCCTGCTCCTAGCTTAATACGAACAGAAGAATGAAAAGGAATAGCTACCTTGCTATCATCTAATTTCTTAGATGCTTGGACTATATCTTCAAAAATTTTTTCATATGAAATATTATTAATGTCTGTACTCCAATATCTTAAAAGATTATAGCCTTTATTTAAAATAAATTGACTTTTTTGATTATCGCTATTCCATATATCTTTTGCAGAGATATTCTTAGGACCAATCATGTCTGTTTCTTTAAAGAAAGAAGGATTGGCATGCCAATAATCACCATCAACTTCAACAACAAGATTATATTCAGGAATATAAAAATCACATTTATATTTTCCTATACTTTTTTGCTGTTCGAATTCTAAATTTAGTTCTTCTAAAATATCTTTAAACAATAACTCGGGTTTTGTATTTTTTGACGTAGAAGGAAGAATATTTTTTTGAGACCATTCATAAGATCTTTTTTCTGCTTCTTCTTTGCCAAATTTTATTTCCCATCTTTCAAAGTTTGATTTCTTCATCCAGTCTGTAACTCTACTTTTTGCTTCTGAATAAAACTCTTTCATTTTATCTGTTTTTGCAACTTTTTTCATAATTGCAGACTGTTTTTCTTTGTATTCAATTGAAGTTGTTGATAATATAACTGCATTTTTTCTTTTTTGCCTTAGTTCTAAATTTCCATAGACTTTATCCGACATTTTTTTGCAATTAATTTTATTTTCATTTGAATGTAACCACTTATTAAATCTTTCAAAATTTCCAAATAGTGCATTTGGATATATTTCTCTATATTCTCTTGTGGTCAAATCATGCTTTTTTAAATGAGAGTTTGTTATTGTTTTAAACATTTTGCCACATATTTCACATTTATATTTTTGTTCCGCGCTCATAGGTACTTTCTTCTTTGCAATTTTTTTATTTTTTTATGGCTAGATTAATATTCAATTGCAAAGATTATTAATACTAGTCTCTGAACCTTCAACCTGTCACCAGGAGGCTTGGCTGCTGATTGTCTAATTCTTTAATTTTTCAAGCTTTCACACTCGCAATTACTCGCCATGTTGTAGCATTAAAGACTCTAAAGAGTTTCCAGCAATTCACGGAATTTATTTTCTATTTATACTCTAGACTAGGAGGCGTAACATTCACCACCAGGAGTTGTCGAAGGATCACCGTACATAACACCGATCTTGCTTCTGATCTGGTTTAGACAAACCAATAAAACCTTTTGATTGGCAATTACACCTGTAATCTTACGCATACCTTTTGAAATTGCTCGAGCTTGCAAACCGATTGTGTCTTTATCGTATTCGCCTAACAATTCAGCTTTAGGTGAAGTAGCAGCAACAGAGTCCCAAATGATAGTTACAGGAACATCCTTTTGCATTGCTTTAGCTTTCATGATTGTGCTTTCAGCAATTGACATAACTTCTTCAGTGCAATGTGTATCTACATAAACAAATCTTTTTGAAGTGTCAACGCCTAATGCATGCAAGTTGTCAATTGATGTTGCATTTTCTGTGTCAATATAAACAACAATACCACCTAATTTTTGTGTTGATTTTGCAATCTGTGTTGCGATATGTGATTTACCAATTGAAGGAGGGCCAAATATTTCTACAATACGACCTTCTGGCAAGCCACCATTTTTACGATTTGAAATAATATAATCAAGTTGTTTTGAACCTGTACTAATCCATCGATTAACATGGGTAGGTGAATTGTCAGTTGACAAATTATATGCAACACGTGTTCCGCGTTCTTTGTTTAAAGATTTAATTAGGTCATCGGTAAAATCATCTAATTGATTGTCATTTAAATCTGGATTTAATTCTTTTTTCTTTTTAGCAATAGCCATATGTTTTATTAGCCTTTAATTTTAAATTCAATAGAGAGAAAGAGGGATATATGAGAATGAATTATTCCAGATCAGCAAAAGCATCATCTAGACTTGTTTTTGTTTTACTAGTTGTTGCTTGTTTTGCCTGAGGGGGCGTACTGTTTTCCCAACCGTTTGTTTTCTTTGGAGACATATCTAAAGGTTTGATTGAGTCATCATCGAAGTCGTTTCTTGTTGTTCCTGTTTCATCACCAGATAACCATGCATTAATAATTGTTTCGATTTCCTTATAAGATTTAGGCTCGAACATTTCAGATGTGTCAGGAATACTATCAATGAATTTTTGCATTTGGGCAGTATTATCAGCAAGTTTTGTTGATTTATTTCTTGGACGAACTGCAGTATCTGCAAATTGTTTTCCAGGTGATTTTGTACAAGAAATCTTGAGATCGAAACCGGTTTCAGGATCTGTAATATCACCATAATCTTCATCAAGCATAATATTTAAAAGGCTTTGATATAATGTTTTACCAAACGACCAAATTCTTACGCCTTTATCTTCTTCACCTCTTACTAGAACAGGTGCATAACATCTCATTTTTGGATATAATTTTTTAGCTAATTCTAAAGAGTCTTTTGAGTTTTCACTTCTTAGTTTACTGATTAATTCTTGGACAGGATCAGGCTTACCAAATTGATTAGGAGCAACCAAACCAGCATTGTTTCCAATGTTGTAATAGAACATTACTTCTTTGAATGGTTGACCATCATTATTTGGAAATGCTAATAAACGTACTTGATATTCTTGACCATCCTCAGGTTTCCACATGATGTTTTTCTTGCTTGTGTTGCCAGAAAGTTGATTAAGTTTTTTACGAATAGCAGATAAATCGATAGCCATAATTTATTTTCCTTGTTTTAGTTTTGAATGATTTTTAAATTTTTATGTTTTATTTTTGATAGAGTGATTATATAAATTTATTTTTTAGAATACAAAAAATTGTTATAAAATTTTATTCTGCATAATCAAAGAATTTTATTGCTTTAAAACCTTGTCTCTTGTTTTGATTTAATAAAGTCAATGAATAACCTAGATTGCTTAGTATTAAATCATAAAAAGCAGCAGTGTAAATGTGTTTTGAAACGTACAAAATGTCATCCGTTATATCTAAATCAAAAGGTAAAAGAATCTTTTTTATTTCTTGCTTAGAGTAATTTTGATTGCATAATTGCAAATATTCACTATAAGTTTCTAAGACTCTCTGCTTTAATCCAAAATCATCTTTGACTTCGAAATAATATTCATAATGCTGAGCAGGAGCAAAGCCTCTGGACAATGAGTTTAAATTAATTTCATTTGCCATTTTAATCAGGTCTGCAATTAACAACCAATAATCATTAGGATCATTATTGAAATCGGTTGACAAATTTGTCATTTCATTTATCTTCTTAAGTTGATTTGAAAAATAAGGAAACAACAATTGCAGTTGTGACATTGATTCGATTTTTTGAACTTTTTCTTGAATTATCCACAATTTTGCGTTTGTATCAAAAGAATAAATCTTAGGCATAAGTTCATTGTCAATTTGTTCATCAAAATATTTATTATATTCTATTTTATTTGCATAATTCCAGTCTGAATCTGCGTCACGAGTAATTTTGATAACCCAAGGAAGATCTGGTTTTGAAAAAGTTTTTCTACTATGTCCAAAACCTAGAAGATCATATCCGTTTTTTTCAACAATGTCAGTATATTCATCTATCAATAGATCTTCGTCTTTCCTTTGATTTTCGTTATTAAACTTAGAAACCGATCTTAATTCTGAAATAATATCGTCGAGCTCTGCCCAACCTGTGCTATTTGATTCAATTAGTAATCTAATGTATTTTTTTATAATATTACTCATTTTAAAATCTTTCTTAGGTATTATTCATTAAAGCCTGTGTCGATAAGTTTTAAATCTTCATAGGTGTAAGTACTTCCGTTTTTAGGACTCGAAGAATAACCTAAATTATCTAAATAAATATCTTCAAGATAGCCTCTTTGATTTAATCTGTAAAGAAAAGCAATGTCTTCTGGAACACTATAGGTTTGACCTAATTCTGAATATAATGCATTTTTAATTTGCATGATTTCTTCTTTATGGTAGACTCTCATAACGTAATTGAAATTGTCAAAAAGTACCCTGAATATCTCATTGATAAAATCAAAACTCTTAAGATTTCCTGCAATGTATTGATATTCTTCTGGACTTCGATCTTTTCTAGGAATTTCCCAGATCATCATTCGAATCACTTCAAACAGATTTTCAGTAGTAACAATTTCATCAGGCATGCCGTAATAATAAAGTACTTCTTGTAACATCTTAATTGTAGGAAACATTTGAAAAAGGACCGCTTCTTGTTCATTGGAAAGATTTAGACTAAATGTTTTACATTTTTCAAGCATCAGCCAACTGCCTTGCGGATCATAACCGTATAATTTTGGTAAGTTTTCTTTTATGTCATATCTAGAATTAACACTTTTGACTTCTGTCAAATTGCTTTCTCTGCATTTTTCAATGCTTTCATAATGACTAGCGGCAACTTTGATTATCCAGTCTTCATTGGGTTTTGCAAAAACTTCTCTAAAATTACCAGAGCCTAGTCTTTTATAACCATTCGATAAAAGATAGTTTTTTATTTCTTTTTCTTTTCCAGAAAGATTTTTGAGATTTTCTAATAAATCAATCATAGGTGACCAACCAGATGATTCGAGTAAGACTTTAACGTAGTTTTTTAATGATTTCATTATATGTCTTTACCTGTTATTCCAAATGATTTTTTGCCTATGTCATGACAAACTTGAACTTTTATTTTGTCCTTTTTTTCAATATAAGCTTTTAATAAACGATGATTACCGTCAAGCAATTTACCTTTATTGTCAACAATGACAGGATACGACAGATCAGACTCTAAAGCTCTATCATAATGTTCAATATATTCCCCAAAAGTAAAGTGACCTTCCCAAATCCAAGGCTCTTCGTCTTTATTTTTTTTAATTAATTCATTAACCGATTTTTCTTCTACAGGATATTTTTCTAAATCCTGCATTGCTTTTATTAAATCACGTACTTGGTATTCTTTATCTTTATAATGAAAAGTGCTACCTTCATCAGTTGCATAATTTGTTTCTAACAATCTTTTGACATATGTCTCTAATAGGTATGATGACATAAAAATTCCAGTTTAAATATTATTAGATTATATATTATTTTCTTCTCTGTATTTCCCTATTTAAATACCATAAAGCCTTATTTAAGTCATCTAGGTCGGATTCGCCTTCTTTTTTACCTGCCCTCAATGTGTACTTTATTACGTTTCCTAAACTAAAATTCAAATCATACATTTCAATAATGTCAATAGGAGTAACTGTGTTTTTGTAATGAGAAGGATTCGACTTATCTTTTTCTTCCACTTTTTTTCCTTTTTGTTGCTTTTAAAATAGGTTCACCTACATCAGGAGGATCAGCACCTAGAGGACCGGTAAATCCTCCAACTGCACCTACTCCACTAAATTCTTCAAGTTGTTTGGCTTCAAATATTAATCTTTGTAGCACTTTAAAATAAATCTGATTTTCCATTTAAATTGTCTTTTTTATAGACTAAATATTTTGAGAACCTTGTTTTGTTTTATATTTTTCATTTTCATATGCAAAATCAAAAGCCATTAGGCATAATCTGACATTTAATGGGATATCATGCAAATAAAAACGATTTTCGTCAAGATGCATGCCATTTGAACATAAAATGCCGATCTGCTCTTCTTGGCTAATTTTGACACCAAAATGTTGCAGTAGAAACAAAGTTCGATGAGGCGTTGACATCTTTTGACATGCAGGATTCCAATCATATAATTGGCCTAATTTATCACGATGCCAGTCACTCTTCTGTTCAATAAATTGTTCATTTTCTAAGTCTCCAATTCTTCCTAGAGGAGCCAGCAATGTAATCACTGCAATTGTTTTACGGGATGCATCCCAAATGTCTGTTTCTAATGCCTTAAGGATTTTATTGGCAGTACGAAAAGAATCAATGCTGTATTTCAGAAGACCTCCCGGACCACAATAAGGATCATCTTTCTTCAAGGTTTGTGTTGCCATAATCAGACGATCACTTAGGGTCTCAAGCATTTGATTAAGATTTTGATCGTCAAGTCGGTGCAAAAAGCCAGTGTAAGTTGTCCAAAGATCTACAAGTTGATTTTCATTAATTGACATAATATTAAACATTTCTTTCGGAGACAAGTTCAAGATTTAAAGGAAAATTTCCTAGACTAGGACAATTATAACCTTGCTTAACAAGATTTACAAGTTTGTTTTTTGACTCTTTTTTAACATCAACAAACATTGCATCATGAATAAAGAACAAAGGTCGAATGCTTTCATCGAAATTGTCTATAAGTTGATGAAACCCGTTTAAGGCAACATCCACTGCAGAGCTCTGTATAAAGCCATTAAGGATTTGATTTAGACGAACATCTCCTTCCCAATGGATTGGTCTGCCCCAATAAGACCTACGATACCCCCATTCATCCTGTTTCATTGCAAGTTCGAGTAAATATTTTATATTAAAATACTCATGCAATGAATTCCTGATTATCTCGATTTTATCTGGTGATAATTCTCCTATCTCTAAATTCTCACCACCGCCATATAAAATTGAGATAACTGCTCTCTTCATCACTGATCGATCGACTTGAAAATCCATTTTGTCACAGATCTCTTGATAGATGTCAGGTCCTGCTTCGGATCCTGCAATGTATCTTGCGACCCTAGGCTCAAGTGAAACAAAGTCAATCATGCAGATTTCACCACTTTCAAATTTGCTTTTGATGATGTTTCTGTATTTTTTAGGTAAATTGATCAACTTTGGTCCTTGAACAATCGAGAGGCGGCCACTTACGATGTTTGATCTAGTGTATCGTATTTTTTCCCTGCTTTTGAAGCTTTCTAGAAGATCCTTGACGCCTTCATTCTTTTCTAACCTCTTGTAAAGATTTAGAGCAAGCATGTCGACATTGTAGCTTCGAAGTTTTGAGTAGATACTCTCTTGTTTTGAAAGATTGAGAAGATAATCGCCTCTGTCTTTCTTTTGAAGATCGTCATTGATTTCTTTAAGATGAGTTAAGTATTCATCAAATTGATCATAGGAAATTGATCTTTCATCAAACTGGATTTTAAGGATGTCAAAGAAACTCAGGTGTCTTTGTAGGTTTTTATAACTTTCAATTTTGTATAGGTTTGAAAGCTCTTTTAGAAAAGGAGTAGGTTTGAGCATGTTTATTCGGAATCAGTTGTCAATTATTTTTAGTTTTCAATTATATTAAAGAGTTCAATATTAATCATATCTTGTATAATAAACTTATACAATGCCTTTTGATCAATTTTTAATTGAAATAAGCCGTTTTCATCTTCTGTTTTGAAGATATCGATAACTTCTTCTTTTCCACTGATTTTTTTTCGACGAAATTCATTTTCATAAAGAGACAATCCAACGTCTGAATTGAAACTTGATGTTCGATCTGCTAAATTTATACTGTCTTTGCTGTATATTAAAGGTATTGAATCTTTAGTCACAATAGGAAGTATATTTGTAAAAATTGAATTTTCGAAAAAAGTCGATGTAACAAAAGGATAATTTATAAAATTTTTGGCAGGAAAATATTTTAAAGTATCAGGAGAACCTTCAATATTGATTTTCGGCAATTTTTCTAAAAAAGAAAGCTTGTCGACAAATTCAAAACAGTTGCCATTGTTTATAGCGCCTTTTCCTTTCCCGTTTAATGAAGACTTTATTATACCACTTGTCGTTCTGTCTTCATATGTCATTATTTGATCAAAATAACAATTAATAGTCGGTCTTAATTCAAGTGCACTATATATTATTGCTGTTTGCGTTGGCGACATATATTTTGATAAATCACTCACATTGACATCGCCAAAATTCTCAAGAGGATTACTATCAAGAGCGCCATCTATGACATTTTCTAAATTTTGATTTATTTTTGTTAAATTTGCAAAATTATTTTGTGTTAATGTATTATTAGGCGCAATATTGATAACATTATAGATAGTTTGTCTATTTTTACTGTTCGTATTGGGTATTTCATTCATTTGAACATCCCAAATAAATTCAAAATAAGATTCACCATTTGTGGTACCAGCATTGTTGTAATATATGTTGTTTTTATAAAATATTTTTTGATTATTAGGCAACTCTGTTGCTGTTATATTTTGTTTTTCATCTTCTGTAATATTGACAAATGAGACTCTAAACATGTTTTTAAAATTTTCATTTGTTGTATTGTCTATTATGCCAGGAGAAACATTAAAAGTAAAACCTTGGCCTTCGCCTTCGTATTTCATACAATATTGCCATGGAAATGAAAGTATTTCACATTTGATATAAAAATTTGAATTTTTAGACATAGATGCATTATTGGTGTTTCCTAAAACATAGTCATAACTAAACGTTACAGGTGGATTATTTTCTGGAACAGTCTTATACAAATTTGAGAAAAAATTAATTCTAAAAGGAAAATAAAAAGTAAAAAGAGCAGAAGAATTCTTACGATCGGCAGGAATATCTTCAATATCACTTTGTTGATCTAAAAATTGTTTAAAATCAAAAGATCTCAAAATCGCAGATTGATCTTTTTTTTGTTCTTCGATCGAATATACAACCTTCTGAATCTCCAATCCGGATTTTATATAATATTTATCATAATTGTCTTTGTTGATGTTAATATAATCTCTTATTGATTTATTTAAGCTACTAAATTTTGTTTTTTCTGTATCAGTCTTTGTATAAAAATTGTAAAATGAATTTATATTAGTGTTTAATAGAGAGTTGACATTAGAAGGCGTAAAAGAAACTCTTTTAATTTTATATACAGGTTCATTAGCTTTATCGCCTGCAACTGCATAAGAAGGAGTCGAGTTTCGAATGCCTTTAAAGTTGTTATTGATCGAACTATAATCGATAGAATTATTGTTTGTTGATGCTAAAAATGGTGCATCTAGGGCAGGTATATACCTAAGTTCTAAATGCAGGTGAGATGCATAATCACCTCCTGTGTCGCCTTGAACACCTATTTTTGCAAATTTATCAATAAATTTTCCATCGATGCCTGACTCGAAAGTTTCCAAATGAGCATACATTGTAACTAAAGGTAATTTAAAATATTTGTCACCCGATTTGTGTGCGTGTCTTATTACTACGACATTGCCATATCCTGTAAGGCCAGGGGAATTGTTAGGATACGTCTTGGCAAAGCCGCTTTGTGTTGCATGAAGATTATTACTTCCATCACCAACATAGTCTGTTCCTTTATGATCAGTGTCTAGAACATAAAAATTTGTATCGTTTGTGTTGGTTTGATTTTTATATTTAGTTATATTTGTATTTGAGACTTGTTCATCAGTGGCTTTTCTATATCTTGTCATATGTTGTGATGTACGAATGCCTTTAGTCACTCCTGTTGCATCCGAAGCATACGGTGATACAAAACCATTAATAAAATCTCGCATATTAAAAGATGAATCATCTTTTATACTAAAGTCAACAATTTTAGGATCGTTAATAGAGACAGCATTTATTGTTGCCTCTGCCTGATTTTTAAATGAAGTTGCATCCAGTGTTGCTGTCATGTATAGATCAAAATATTGACCAATATTTTCATTTATGGCTGTAGTCTTTTGTTTGTCGGCGCTCGCAAATGATCTTGTATGCGTACCGGTGGATGGTGCATCATTAAATATATTACTTGTCATTTTTCCTCTATTGTTATTTTCTATTAATTGAAAATCTTAATAAATACTTTCCTGTCGTATTCAATATTTTTTCAATTGCTTGTTCTCTTTGTGCAGCTACAACAATTGCATCCGTGTTGACTTTTGCCTGAAGCTCTGCTTTATTTTCTTCGTCATCTTTTAATTGTTTTGCAATTTCTAAGAATTGTTTGATCGTAGATGAAGAAGCAAGGAAACGAGCATAGCCGTCAGCAAGAGACAATGTTAAATCTGTTTCAAATTTACCTGGTGAGATTGAATGTTTTATACCTGTTATCACATATGCATTGTCAACCGTCGTGTTTGTGTTAAAATCAAAAAACAACATTTGGCCAAAGTGAACAATTGGACATCCGATTATTTTTGCACTCACCTGACTGGGTATAATTCTTGTAGGCATCAGGTTTTGATTTTCAAACATTTGATATTGAGCACTCTTTGAAGAGTTTTGTTCGTCTCTTGTCATAAAAACAGTTGATAATTTTGGATCATTCATCGATGAAACATTTGCAGATATTGCAGCAGAATTAGGTGCACCAAATGTAATTGAAGGCAATAACTCTTTAAACATAGACTTAAGACTCATAAAATTCTTTTTTTGATCGATTTCATTTGTCGTCATAATTCGAATTTTTTGTTCTTTTAATTGATCAAAATCAGTAATTCGAAAATCCTTCTGTAACTGATTGTCTTTATTATATGCCTGAATGATATTTTTTGCAAATAGAGAATTAATTGTGTCAATTGTTCTTTTCTTGTAGTTTTTAAAATTTTCCTGAGTCATCCCGTCGTGATTGTTAACAAGATAATTGATTGTTGATATTGCTTTTTTTAGATCCTTATTTTGAAAATTACCTAAAAGGTCAAACATTGATTCAAAAGGATTATCATGTTCATCATAAAAATTAATTCTTAACAACGTTGTTCTGTCTGACACTTCATGAATCATTGTGTCAAAAGTCATTTTTACTAGAGGTAATTTGAAGGTTAGATCATAAAAGTCAGAATCTGCTGATCCTTTAGACTCTGCAGATTGTCCATAATATTGCTTTCTTATTTCGTCTAAAATTGCTGCATTTGCTTGATTTACCTGATTTTTATCAAGAGTATTATTTGAATTTTTTTGTTGATGTTCAAAAATGTATTTTGTTTCACTGTTTTCTGTCAGTTTTAACCATTGATTTAATCCGTAAAGTGCAGAAGCTTTTTCGTTTACATATCTTCTTAAGACAAGACCTACTAGACCTTCTATTGATATCTGTGAAGAATTTTGCATAATTGAAATAAACCATTTTTCAAATTCTTTCTTATCGATTGGTATTGCTGCAATATTTAAACATCTTGCCCTTGCTGCTTTTTCATTTAAATTGAAGAAAACAATTTGTACCTCATCATATTGATAAGTCGTAACAATCAATTTGCCTAATAGGCCTGTTAAGACTTTTCCAAGACTGATTAGATTATTTTGTGTATTAAATCCTGTCCATTCTGTTGTATTGTTTTTATATTGTTTTGTATCTAAAAAAGGATCATCATTGGTTTCTAGAAAAGAAAGTAAACCATTTCTTAAGACCTGATTGATCTGTGCACTTGAACTTTTAACATGTGTTCGTAATTCAGTAATTTTATTTTCAAGATCTTTTTGATGTTTGCTTAGACGAGGATGAACAGCAGGCGGCATATTTTTTTTAGCAACTTCATATACATCTTTGACTTCTTTGCTCAAATTATTTAATGTGTCATCTGTTAATTTGTCATTAGAAAGAGTTAGATTTTTACCTTCAATATATACGTTTCCTTTCGTGTCAGAAAAACTAGCTGCTTTAATCATACTTATCGCAGAGTTAATTGAATTGTTTAAAGCAAAAGAAGAAATGTCTTTATTGACAGGCGTTCCTCTCATTTCAGACGGGCCTTTCATTGATATATTTAATGTAATATTAACTTGACCGTTTTCTTGTATTGAGTAAGAACTATTTATAATTTGATATTTTTCATAACATTTTAGGCTATTTATAAATTCTGCAATAGGACTCATTTCGTTGGCGGCCGTATATTCAGGATCACCTAATGTGTGTTGCCAACCGTATTGCAATATTATCTCACTACCAAAAGAACCGAAAAGATCAGGCTTTACAAATGCAAGAACTTCATTTAAACGACTCTTGTCATATAAAACCATGTTTATTGTAGCAGTTTTAAAACTCATGAGTTCTTTGGTAGGTCTAACGTCAAAGTCTATATTTTCAATTGACATAAAAGGTCTGAACTTGTCATGAATAGGTTGTTGCCTGACTTTTAATTCATCTTCTGTGAATGCATTATAGTCACCAAATATTTTTTCATCACCATTGACGAGAGATTGTGGCATTGTAAACATGCTAATGTCTACTTCTTTTCTTTCGACTTGCGTTTCAATATAATTAAAAACTGACGTGTCAGTTTGGTCACCTGAACCTGCACGTACAGTATTGGTCGATTTAGCACCGGCTTGCGTGCTTTCTGCAGGTATGGCTTTTGCATACACATATTTATCAATATAATAATCTCCATTAATCGCTTTGGCTACTTTTGTATACTTTTCATTTGGGTCAGTGCTAATATCCTTTGAAGAACCAAAGAAAAAATTATTGAAAGAAGCAACAAAATAATCCCGGGACGTTGTAGAGTCTTGAGAATTCTGCGTGTATTTTGAAGGAATAATAAATTTAATATTAACATAAGGGATAGCCATTGACATATCTAAAGTATTAATCAAATTAAAAAAGACTGATGTTTCTTGGCTGTGTTTAAGACAAGCACGTAAATCCGGATCAAGAATTTGAATTACTGATAAACCTGGTGTTGATTTGTTATGAAATTTAGATGCTCCTTCAAATTCATTAATACCGGTTGCTCTATTTTTCTTCGAAGCGTCAGACAAAGCAGTGTTTTGTGAATTTTTCAATGGTGTATATATCATGTCGACAACATTGTTATTATTGCAGCATTCAATATTAATATTTTGATTGTTTGTGGTTATTATACTTCTAAATTTTTCTTTTATTTTTGCATGATCCAAGTATGTAATTTTAAAGTATTCTTTAATGCCAGGAATGTCATAATAATCTTCTATTAATTCCAAGGTAGTTCTAGCTTTTATTGTTGTTGATTGAAACGCCTCGGAAAGTTTTTCAATTGTTGTAAATTTTATGCCGGATTCTATGTTTTTTTGATCCTGCTCTGTCGACTTGTTTGCATCAAATATTTTTTTTAAAGCTTCCGGGTTAGAAATAATAGGAATAAAATATCTAAATTTATATTTTTCAAATATTCTACTTGTTGTTGAAAATTGCTTTGAAGCAATGTCAGTATTAGGATTTTTTATATTAGAAGTTGTATAAACCGGCATTTGTATTCTGTCATTATCTTATTTTTCTTATAGATTATATAATGACTTAACCTGTTTTATATCTGTAGGTATTATTATTTCTGTCCCTGGATTAATCTGTAACCACCAACCTAAACCACTGGCCGCGGCAATTATCCACCAATCTAGTCCGTTTCCGTAATACTTTTGAGCCAAATAATCTAATCTGTCTCCTTCATTAAAAATAATAATCTCTGTGCTCAATCTTCCAGATTTGCAATCATTGAATACCTTGCTGCATATACTTGCCGTTGCATATCTAGGACGCTGCCCTACAAGAGGATCAGAACCATACGTTTTTATGTTTTTGTATCTGTTTAACATTTTTTTTTGCCTTATCTATATATTTTAGGTTGATTATCCAGTATATTTTCAACTATTTTTGCAGGATCAAACAAAATTTCTTCTTTGTCATAATCAATCTTGCGATTGTTCATATATGTCCTTCTGCTTATAGAATTATTGGAACCTACAGGATATGCAACAGATCTAAGATTTCCTTTATGATCCAAACCTAAAGGAATGTCATGGGTAGGGGCGAAACCTAGAGTGATTGTTGCAATTTTAGGGGCTCTACTTCCTTTTTTGATTTCCCAAAATGAACCTTGATCCCAGTCTATACCAAAAGATGTAATAAATCCTGCGAGGCCTTTGCCCATGTTTGATTCAAAAGCTTTCGTGATTGGATTATTGATTTTTACTTTACCACCTTCATTTTTTTCGGCTTTCATGAAATCTATTAAAAAACTTTGATCTATAGAAGAAGCAGGATTTGAAGATGTTTGGCTTGTTTGTTGTTGAGTAGGTTGAGTCACAGGAGTCTCTACTTGTTGAGCTGGTTGATTTAATCGAATTTCATCTAAAGATATATTATTTTTTGCCAAAAAATCATTTAATTCTTTCTCTTTTTTTATTACTTCTTTTTCGGCATTTTCTTTCATAGTTTGATTTGTTTTTATAAAACCAGCAACTGATTGCCCTTCTTTGAAATCGTTTCTTTCTTTGATTTTTTCCCAATGATATATTTGTCTAACGGCTGAAATGACTGCACCTTCTGCTTGGTTTAATTTTGCATAAAGTTCAATAGCTTCTTTCTTATTTTTCTCTTTATTTTTCTCTTCTTGACTTTTGATTTGATTATTTAATTTTTCTTCTTCTTCTTTTAATTTAATTTGAAGTTCTTGGATTTTTTTTTCACGTTTTTTGATTAAGCTACTTGAGTTTCTCTGTATACTTGCATAAGAATCTATTATGGCTTGTTGAGTCGCTATTTCTCTCTTTAGATTGTTTATTTCTATTTTTGGACTAGATATGGCTAATATGTCTAAGGTTTCGGCGGCGTCCTTAGCTGCTTTTGCGTTGTCTATATCTTGCTTTGTTTCCTGCTTTTTTATAACTTCTTCTTTTTGTTCTTCTTTTTTTTGCTCTATTTCTTTTTCTTTTTCATTAAGTTTCTTTTCGAATCCAAAAAGTCTTGAAGCAGTGTAAATAGAATAATTTGATGCAATTAAATCACCTATTCTTAATCTAATCATTGGTGAATTTGAAGGCAACTGTGTAAAAGGTAAAGAATAGCTTGAAATATCTGAGTCTAACATGTCTTTTTGTCGCCTTATTTCTTTAGTTAAATAGTCTCGAGCAGGAACACCTTTTGACCATTGAGGATAGATCATCATAACCAATCGATTGATTAAATACCACATAAGGCCATGATCATCTGGAGACATTGCTGCAATTTTAAATGTAACATTTATTGATCTTGTTGTATTCGAATAGATCTTTATTTTCTCAGATCTTCCATATCCTCCTATTTCATTGTAATTTGCAGAATATGAGTCTGATATTGAGTCTATAAAAGCATGAAATTTGAAAACTTCATTTGTTCTTAAATCCTGTAATGTGAAAGGCATATAATCTGCATCGATCAATGATTCAATTTCTTTGACTTTTTCTCTAGAAAGACGATGATCTTTTGGACCTGTTTCAATTGTACGACCTCGAAAAATATTTTCAAAATTTACATTTGCAGGTTCATCAAGAGAAGTATTTAAAAAATTAGTATTTATAATTTCGCCTATCGAAAGAGTAGATTTTTTTGTAGAATATCCTGTGCTTTTATTTTCTTTTAGGTATTTTGATTGAAAAAACCAATTGTCTTTGTTTTTTAATTCTGCAGAATCTGTCTTTATTAATTTTTCACCTACAGACATTCTTTCACCTATAAATCTAAAAAAGAAACTGCTCAAAAATGTCAAAGTAGAATTTATATTTGTTCCAGAATTTGCTTGTTTTCTAGAATCACTATTGACGATTTTATTTAAGAAATAATTGTTTCTCAGAATTTTTCGTATAAGAAGGTTATATATGTGTCTAGAAGAATCAGTTGTAATAAAAGATGTTATAAGATCAAGCAGAGAAGCCAATTTTAATTGATCAAATTCCAAAGTAAACTTTGTCTTAAGGCCTGGATTTAAATAAAAAATATAACCTTGGACAAAATATATTAAGCTTCTTGCAATATTTTGCAACAATAAAAGACCTAATTCTGCGAGATATTTTAATTTTGCAAAAGGGCCAGACCCTACCTTAGGAAGAGGTGGAAAAGGAAATCTAGGAAAATTCATAAGTCTTTCAAAAGACTGCAATGTCTTTTTTAAAACATCATACACCAAATTAAAATCTTCAGACTTTCGATATTTTATATATGAACCTAATTCATGAATTAAATCATCTTCGTTAGGCTTTTTATTTATGTCTTCTCCGAACAAAACAGGTATTGAACTAGAACTACTACTTTCGTTTTCTTGTAAAAGAAATTGCAAAGTTGTCATTGTGGTAATAGGAACAATTGCCGCAACAATCATGTCTAGCAATGTAAATAATCTTACAGGCAGTTCATCTGCTGCAAGTTCTGCAATATCTTTAAGCAATAAAGGAAATCCATAAAAATCCAGATTTTCAGCAAATATTTGAACGCTATTGACATTTCCATTATTAAAATTGTCTAAATTTAAATCAAACACAGAATTATAAGAATTGTAAAAAGTCTGTTCTCTGTTAGGATCAGAATCAAAACCAAAAGAAGAATTTGCTAGTTTATTAGTTGAATTAACGACTCTATTAATGCTGTCTTTGTCTTTGTTTCCATCTGCATTTGAAAATAAATTCTCTGTCGCGATTAAACCTCCACCGCGATCTAGTTCAGAAAACTTGTTAGTCTCTCTATTGACCTTATTTGATTTATTAGGTAATCTTATAATGTCATCTAAGATCTTTGTTTTGCTGACTTCTTTTCCGTCTTTAATAACATTTCCTAATACATTAATAGAATATACTGCCATTTTTTCTTCTTGTTTTAAAATAATTATTTAATTTTTTGTTTTATTGATCCATATTAAGTTTTATTGTGTCTCCAACGTTATAAGCAGTAGATCTCATAAATCCTCTGTAGTTAAGACCAAGAGGAATGTCATGAATAGGATCAAATTGAATGTCAAGCTTGACTGCAATTGGTGCTCGACTGCCTTCATCTATTTCCCATGTGATATTTTGATCTGTCACAACATTTAAACTTCTTATAAAACCTGCCATACCTTGACCGTGTGCAGCTTTGTAACTATTCGTAATTGCAGGTGCACTATTATTAATAAAATCGATTAATTTTTTAGTTGAAGAGTCACTAGAATTGTTATATTTTTCTATGTCAAAAATGTTTTTGAAAAGATCTTTTTCATCATAATTTGATTTAATTAAATCTCCAACTCTTATTCTTACCGCAGGAGGAGCAACAGGAATCTGTGTAAAAGGTTTGCCAAAAGGTAAAGTTTCGTCATAAGAATTTACAATATTACTATAATTTGCTTCGTTTGTTCTTTCAGGTTTTGACCATTGTGGATAAACGCATGCAACCATTCTGTTTATATAAAACCACATATCATCATGATCTTCTTTTGAAGTAGAAACTAGCCAAAAACTTAAACTAATCGATCTAGTTGTCCCTGTATAAATTTTAATAGGGTCCATTCTACCAAAACCGGTTGAATCAGAATAACTAGGATTAAATCCGTCTGATAAAGAATCAATAAATGCATAAAATCTAAAAACATCATTTGTTCGTAAATCATGAAACGAAAAAGGCATGTATTCACTGTCAATTTTATTTTCAATTGTTCGAACATGCTCTTTATTCATTCTTTTGTTCATAGGTTGATTTTTAAAATCGTTGTATTTCAATCTGCTAACCATTGCGTCTTTTGAAATATTGTAAGCGGTTTCAACAAAATTACCACTTGATAAAAAGTCTGTTGAATTTCTGAAAGATGTAATTGAAGTATTTTTTTTATAATCGTTTGGTCCTGACACCATAAAATCGATTTCTTTTAAATCATTAATTCTCGTTTTTGAAAATAATTCTGTTACATCTCCGGTTCTCTGGTTTGATTTTTTTTCTATCCTGTATACCTTTTCACCAACTGCTACTCTTTCACCTATAAATCGATAAAAATAATTACCTAAATAAGAGATCGTTCTTGCAAAATCTCCAATTTCTTCGTTTCCAGCTTTTGTTAAACGTGAATCACTCTCCGATGATTTTCTTACGAAATAATTGTTTCTTATTATTTTCCTTATAAGAAGATTAAAAGGATGGGAAAAAGAATCACTAGTGATAAGAGTCGTAAGAATGTCAGATATTAATTGTGAAGAATTAAAAGTGTCTAAAGGAGTTTCCGATGTATTTTCTCCTCTTTCTTTTTTAAGAAAATCTATCTTTGCGCCTGGAGTTAAATACATCGTATAGCCTAATATAAAGTAGAATATGTCATCAAAAGCATTAGCCAACGAGACATTAGATTTAAATTTAGGATAATTCATTAGTCTTTCAAAAGCATTCAACGTTCTTTCTAAAATCAATATTACAAAACTGTCTAATCCATCAAAGCCTGTAGAGTAAGAAATGTATTTGCCTAGATCATATTTTTTATACTGGCTTTTTGAATCATCATCTTGATTCGCCTGTATTAACATTTGCAAAACAGAAAAGACGGCAATAGGTATCACAGAAGCTAATATCATGTCAAGTATTGTCAATAGTCTATATAAAATTTCTTGTGCAGAGTCTTGAATGTCTTTTAAGAAAAATTTAACACCATAAAAATCAACGTCATCTGCAAATATTTGCTTTCCTATAAAATCACTTTCTAAGTCAAAAACTGAATTGTAACTCGAATAAACTGTTACTTTATCAAACTCATCATTTTTCTTTAAAGAAATAGATCCATCATCTTCTCTCTTAAAAAAGTTAAAAGACTTATTGATATTGTTCTCTGTTTTTTTAAGAATAAATTCTTTTTCAATTTCATCGGTCGTACTCAATAAATACTTTCTGGTCATCAAAAGAGGAGTCAAATCTTCAGAAGGTTTATTCGTATTTCGAATTTCACCATTTATCCTAGAATTTATCTGTGATATGTCATTAACTTTAGAAATTTTTATTTCATTGTTTGCTTGATTGATAAATTCTTCCAATATCTCACCTTTTGTATTTATTGAATACTTTGGCATTTTATTTTATCTCATTTTTCTTTTCGAATATTTTATAATTATTTTGAACTTCCTTTATCATTTTATCTAGTTCTGCATCTATATTTTTCATTTCAGGATCAGAAAGGTCTTCTTTGCTCTTTTTTGAAAGGTAATCGCCAAAAGAAGATAAAGTTCCATTCATTTTTCCTCCATGTTGATTGATTCTTTCTTTTATGAAATTGTCAATTTGATCATCTTTTAGAGAAGTATTTTTCTTCAAATTTTCCTTCAAGATTTTTGTCAAGCCAATGTCCTCAAGTATTTTTTCAAAATTTATCTGTATCATTAGATTATCCAGGTTTATTCGTATTTATAAAGTTATATAAATTTATATAAAATGAGTTTAAATTAAACCTGATTATTATGTGTTATAACCAGATGAAGGTATTTGACCGTCACGATATATTACTGTATTAGGATTTATTGTAGGTGCACCTTTTGTTTTGTTTGCATTTGTCATCATGTTTACAAAACCACTTGCAAGCAAGCCTTCACCTACTTTTTCACCGTTTAGTTTCACTTCAATCGTCTGGTTTTGGGACTTAAAACCTTCAATGATTGCATCACGAACTGCGGCTTTAAGATCCTCAGGTTTGATCGTTGGAGTTGTACTTGAACTAGTCGATTGAGATTTTCCTGCAGAGTTCATAATAGGACCATTTTCTTTAAAGGCTATCACGTTGTCATTGTCATGAATTTTAACAATCTTGCCGTCTTTACTTATAAAACCATCATTCATCGAGTAAGAAGTTAACCCTCCAATAATTGCACCTCCAAATGCACCCATAGGACCACCAATTGCAAAACCCGTCAATGCACCTTGAAGAATTCCTAGAGCTGCGTTA